ACATTACCTAAATCATCTAAATTAATATCTGATTTGAGAAAATGTTTATTAATATCATAATTATTTAATTGATTGTGATCTATTTCAGAATCTTTTGTGGTAATAGTGTTAACTGATCTTTGTAATCCAGTTGAAAAAGTTAAAGCGTTTTCTTTGGCATTCCAAGTTGATTTTTCTATATCAGTAACAGTTCTATGATTTTCATCTTCAGATAACTGAGACAAAGCTGTCGGTATAGTTGGTTTGTCAGTTAAAGAACTATAAGATTTCTCTGTTAGATTATTTAAAGCATGATTATGTGACGTATCAGACTTACTATTCAAACTATCTTTTACCAATTTTTCTGTTGGATAATGAGTATTATCCGGAGTAACTTGAAACGATGAAACTCTGTTAGCTACATTTTCTGGAGTAAATCCTAAAGCGTTTTCTTTAGCATTAAAACTTGACCAATCTGAACTCGTTAGATATCCATTTGATCCTGAACCCGCGGCATTCATACCTATAGTTACAAAATCTCCACCATCAGTATAACTGAATACACTAGAAACTCTTAGTACCCCATCACTTGAGGTATTACCTAAATATCCCGGTGTAGCTTCTGCATCTATTGCTACTTTTTCATCTGTTCCTGATCCACCACCAGTAATAATAACCCATACCGCATTATGAGTTGTATTATCTAAACATATATATGCTTGATCGAGTTGTAAGTTTCCCCAAATGTCTAACAAATTAAAACTTCTTCCTAACCCTGCTGAATCAACTCCATCATTATCTAATGTTGGGGAATATATTGAACTATAGAATTTATATCCAATCAAATTATCATATATATCACTTATAACTGGAGATATTTTTAAATTACAAGTATCTCCTATAATTTTAGCCATTATATTCATAACAAGATTATTTTGGAAATCATTCATAAAATCTTGTTTGGTATTATATATTACATTGTAAACAGATAATGGGAAATCACCTTCAGTTGATTCAATAGCTTTTTTCAATTCATTAAATAACGGATTATACCCTTCAGTCGCTTCACTTGATTCTGGATTGTATTGTTTTAACGTTTGTGTGATTGAATCTATGTATTCTAATGCTTGTTGTTTTGTCATTTATAATTCCGTTAATAATTGATTCAATTTAATTAATCCTGTCACTAATTTTGGATTTGAATTCCAAGCTATAGGAAGCCCTAAATTACCTGTTTGAACTTGTGTACTTAACCCTATTAAAACGTCTTCAATTAATGCTTTCAAACTTGTCAAACTATTTTTTATTAACATTGGGTTAGTTCCACCTTTTATAGTTACTTTTCCTGTTTCACTTATACTTATTTCATCAGCCATAGTTGTTAATAATTTAAACGATTGTGCTATCATATTTAATTTTTGAGTAACAGTAACAAATTTATTATTAACTTTTTCATGTATATCACCATTAGAATCTAATATAAAATACTTACTTCCAACCATTATTATAAGTTGTTTATTTTGTTCATCAAATTGTATATGTATTTCACCGAAATCAAATCCAGATACTGTATTATATTGTCCATTGTAATTTACTGTTGATTCGTTTATTTGATTATTAGCTTGAATATTATTAAACCATGTTGGGCTATTACCATCAGTCCCATCTGGAAACTTATCTTTTATATTACACTTATCAAATATTACTGGATATTCAGGATTACCATTTTCAAAAAATACCCATACCCAATCACCAACTTTTAAATTAATATGTTTATCATTTACAGTCATATTTGATTGAGCTAATGGTAGATCATTATCTAAAATATCTACCATAAATGGCCAAACTCTTACTTTATATATACCATTTTTAATAGTATTATCTAAACTAATTATTTTAGCTCTATGCATTCCAAAATGTAATTCATCGGTATTTTCTTTAAAAATATTCATATTAATTACTCGTTAAATCAATTGTTCCATTTGTTAAATACAATTTTATTGTTGCTGATGTGTCATCTATAGTTATATCATAATCTAATAAATTTATACTAAAATATGAAGATATATCTCTTATTAATTCATCAACATAAAAATTTATTAAATTTGGATTTAACTCATCTAATATATGTAAAATTAAAGTATTACCAAAATTAGAAAAAGGTATTTGACCACTTATTAAAGTTAAATACAAATTTATTTGATCTTTTAATGATTCTATTCCTGATAATACTTTAATTATACCATTTATATCTGTTTCTAATGTTGAACTTATTGTTAGAATCATAATATTTCCTTATATAATATTTTTGTTGTTGACATTATAAAAACTTGAATTAGTTAAAACAACATTCATATTATAACCTTCTATTTGAAAAACATGTTTAACTGAATAAACTAGCCATTTACCAGAATATAACTTATTGAATGAATCTTTTGTCAAACTTCTTAAATAAAACTGTACTATTTCTGCTGGAGTACATTTTAAACTTCCATACGTTTTAAAACTTAAAAAAATATTAAAATAATTTTTTCTTAAAACAACATTTTCTATTGATGCTTTATTATATAGTTCATCTCTATAAACATTTTTACCTATTGGATCTAACATTAAAATTGAATTATTTACATTAATATATTCTTTCATTACTCCAAGTTTATCAGATATAGTGTTTGACTTATTTACTTGATTAAATTTACTTTGATCAAATTCATACTTTTTCATATCTCCTGAATCCCAATCAAAATAAAACCCGGTTGCTCCAAAACCTGAATTAATTTGATAAGATAAAGATTTATCATCGATTTTTAAATCTTTAATTAATTCATCAGATATAACTAAAACAGGTTGTTTATTTTTCAAATATCCTATTGAATAAAATTTTAGTTTATTCTCTTTGTCTATAAAAAATATAAAATTAGAATTGTTACCTGAAGCTTTACTTACTAGATCTAACATAAAATATAAATCAGGTTTATTTAATTGTAAAAACTTACCTGACGGAATTCTAGTTGTATCTATATCAAATTGAGTTATTCCTGCTGAAGTTGCTATTTGTTTTATAATATTTTGAATTTGATTGTTGAATGATTTTGTTTTTTTATCTTTACCTATTTTTTCAAATACTTCAGGTAATAAAACTAAAGTTAAATATCTATCATCTATTACAGGTTCATATAAAATAAACTTATATGTTTTCTCAACATTTTCTTCTTGTTCTATTTTTATTTTTATTTTAGCACCAGATAACATTGGAAACTCCTTCCAAACTGATGTTATATTTAATATTTTAAGCTCACCGTAATAGATACCATAATGTAATATTTCATAAAGTTTAAAACTCGCGTAAAGATTATTATCTAATGGTAATTCATTATTATCATAAAATACTTTTAATTTAAAACCTTTTCCAATTACCACTTAAATTCCTCTTTCTTCTTTTAATTGTTTTATAACCCTATTAATAAAATCTAATGTTGGTATTTTTATATATTTTCCAGGTCCTAAATCTTCATAAGTTACTATATCATTAATCATTAATATATATATGTAATATTGATTATTAAATAGATATTTTTCTGATATTAAATCTATTCTATATTTATTTTCATCTGTTATCAAAATATTATACCAATCTATATCTGTTAAATAATCTTTTACATTTAAATTTAACATTGACATATTACCTGATCTATCTGTTATGTAGTCTTTTATATTTGTCATTTAAAACCCCTGTCCTTACTTAACTAAATCAAAATTTTCAAATCCTAATAACTTAGCAACAAAATTAACACAATCTTCACCTAATTTTCCAAAATTATATGATTGAGGTTCTTGGTCACAATCTGTTCTATATTTTAATAAATTTAAAATAGTAACATCCGTCCAAACTGTTCTAGATTTTATTTTTAATGATACAGTTGCTGAAGTAGGTGTTCCGAATATATCACAGTCGGATATATTCGGTTCAAAATCTATATCTTCTATTATTATATCTTTCAACTTAATAAAATTACCTATTTGTATTTCTCCTATAGCATCATACGGTGTAGCTAAAAACTGTGATAATGAAATACTTGCTCCGGATGGAGGTACTAAAAATGTTTTCATTAATACATCTAAATCTTTTGCTATTTCATTAGCTGATTGAAACGCTTGAGAACCTAAAACATTTGGTCCTAAACTTGAAGCTCCTTGTTTAATCTTTTCCCATATATTAGATATTACACTTTGTCCATCATTTGTTCTTTCTTGAGGGCTTATCATACCTTGTAATTGTCTTATAGGTTCTTCCACTTCCAATAATGGATCTTTATAAGCTATAAAATTTAAATTTAAATTAATTACTATAGGTTGAGTATCTTCCCATACTTGTAAGTATGAATATTTATTTTTTAATGATCCAAATCCTGTAAAACTTAAAACTTTATTAACTGAATCTAATGTTTTATTTGAACTTGAAAAAACACTTGACCAAGTGGATGTTATAGTTTCTTTATAATTACCACCCAAATAAGCAGTAACAACTTTTTCTGATCCTGGTATTAATCTTCGTTTCAATAAAAAATCTGAACTTTTACCATCATATTTATATTTAGCTAATATGAATCTAACTGTATTATAATTATTAGTTAATTTATTTACATCTTTTAACAATGTTATTTTTGGCATCAATATCTTCCTTTGTTCATCAACATATTCTGCATCTTTAATATTTCATCTGAATCTTTAATATCTTCTTTCATAGCTGAATTATTCATTTTTAAAGCGTCAATCATAGCGTCGTATTTCTTCATTATATCTGCTTTAGATTTATAATCATGTTCAAAAAACTTCTCAATAAATTTCTTTAATTCTTCAGAACTATTTTGAGCTGATCCACCTGAAACACCTTTATCAATAAATTCTTTCATTATTACTTTATACTTGTCTAATAATTTTTCTTCATCTTTTTTTCCAAAACCAAATTCTTTTGTTTTAAGAGCTGATTTTAATTTCTCATAATCTTTACCAAATAATTTTTCAGTTTCATATTTTAAACCCGTATCCATTGAAATATTTTGTTTAGTTCTATTACCTGTCATTATAGACATATTTTTGTTTTCTGAATTTTTATCTGGAAATATTAATGTTGATCCTGTCGGACTTGTTATTATATTTTCTTTAGCTTTTTTTGATAATGTTGTGCTGATATAATTTTTAGCTAATTCTTCTTTAGGTGCTACTAACGCTGTTAATCTTTCAGATATACCATACTTTGCTTTCTTTCCTGTAAATATATTAATCATATCGCTAAAATTTTGAAATGCGGGTATAATGACATCATATACTAATGGTTTTAAAGTGTCCTGTAAAAATGGTTCTAGGAATTTTTTATATATAATATCAAATCCTGAAACTAAGGCGCCCACTAAAGCACCTATCATAGCCCCCTGCTCACCCCCTACTAGTCCACCTAACATACTAAACTTAGTAACATTTCTTATACCATATCTCAATGATTCCCATCCTGCATCTTTTCTTTCTTTATAGTTGCCTTCTTTATCCTTAAGTAAAGCACCTTTGCTATCTTTTTCATAAAATTCTGGAGATTTTCCAAATAAACCTGTCTTTATTCCACCAAATACATTTCCAGATTTTATCATATCAGCTCCACCACCAGATTTTCCGAATAGATCACCTAGTATCATAGCTGCTCCAATTCCACCCATTAATGCTCTACTTCCAGTTTGTTGTAATACCTCTTTAGTTGATAACTTAGGTTTTTCGGGGTTTTCTCTTTTTTTTCTTTCGTCTTCTTCTCTTTTTTTTCTTTCGTCTTCTTCTTCTCTTTTTTTTCTTTCATCATCATTTTGTTGTTCTTGATGTCTGAGTCTATCAACGGCACTAAATTGAACCTCTTTTTCATACAATTCTCTTATTCTTTTTACATGAGTTCCAATTTGAGAAATATTATAATGTATCATATTAAATATAGATATTGAATTTTTACCTTTAAAACTTTCAGACTCTGATAATCTTTCTTGTCTATTTATACTAGTTCCCCAAGATTTATCATCTATTGTTCTAATACCATTAGTTCTGTCTCCAGACGTATATCCTGAAAAGTGTCCGACTAACCCTGGTCCAAAAACCCCTCTAAGATTATTTTGAACTTTTCCTACACCGAAACTGTTATATAGATTATTTTGAACTTTTCCTAAAGTGCTTTGAACCTTCTGTGCTTCGTTTGGATTTCTATCAAAAGTATTTTTTTGCCCAACATAAAAAGCATTATCTTTTACTATTCTACGTTCTTGAGTTTCTAGACCGCTTGTTATAGGATTTCTAATATTTAGGTTACTCAATCGGGTTTCAACAAACTTCCTCAAATTATCATCTACATTTCTATCTGGAGTTGAGGGTTTGTTCTCAGTCTCAATAATAAGATCACCACTAATATTGACATTTTTTTCGGATTTGATAATTTTTGTAAAAAAGTCTTTTACATTTTGAGATACTTGATCATCCATCATTTATTTTTTCTCCATATCTTTAATCTTATCATTCAAAATATCAACATAGTGTTCATATTCATAAAGTTCTAAATCATCAACTATATCTTTTTGCATTTTTAAAATACTAGTAAACCCTAATATAGTATCTAATATAGATATAGCTTTTTCTCTTCCATCATCTAATCTAAAAAAAAAGCGGGTGTTAATTCAAAATTTCTTTTACTTTGATAACCACAGGGACAATTAAATAACAATATATTATCTAAACCATGATAATAACTTTGTGTAAAAGATTCTAATTTGTCTAAGGTTTCACCTTGTAATTCACCAATAAATTTTAAAATATTATTAGGTAAATTTTTAACACATATCATAATAGATAACATATATTCTGTTAACGGATCAAAAATTAAATCCTCAATAGTAACATTTAATAATTCACCTTTGTTTAATTTTTCTATTGTACCAAACATTAAATATTCTTTTAAAACCTTAATAACTTTTTCATTATTCACACTTTTGTTTTTCTTTAATAACTCTATTTGATTTTCTATTTCTAATATCTCTTTATTTGTTTTGTTTTTTATATTATCTATTTCATCATTTTCTTCATTAATACCTAACTCTGTTTTTTGAATTAAATCTTGAACATTGTTTAAACTTTTTTCCATTTTAATTTTCATTAAATCCATAATGGTTTTATTTAAATTACTTTTCAAATTGGTTTTCTTTTGCTCTAAATTTTCAATTTCTGTTAAATTTGAATCATTATTTATTTTTTCTATTACTTCTTTTTTAATTGATTTAATTATTCTATTAATATTTTTAAAATCTTTTCTTCTTGGAACACTTAATTCAAGTTCAGTAACTCCAAATATTTCTTCAGGTAATGTTATTATAATATCTTTCACATATTTTTCTAACTTATTTTCTTTAATTTTTGATAAATCAAAAGTATTTGTCACATCTTTATCACATTGAGGACATTTCCAACTAATAGTATATTTTTCGCCTTTTGAGTTCATACGTAATAATATACATATTTTTTGAATATCAGGTAATGTTAAATCATCTGAATTTTCTAATCCAGGTATTTTTGAAAAATCTATTAGATCGTCTAATACTCTAGACATAACTTCATTCACAACTTCATCACCTTGTGGTCCAGCTAATAATAATTCTCGTATATGTTTAATCTGTATATTCTTCACAAAAAGTTTTTTCGGGTAATTAAATAAATTACCATTTGTTAATAAATTGTACTCATATTTCATATTTTATCCTTATCCTAATCTTAATGACATATTTGGTACTTCAGCTACCAATTGTTGAGGTGGTGTTTGAACACCATCATCTTTATCTATAGTAATACCATTATTAATTCTAAAATTAATTGGTCTACCTTCTAAATATTTGTTTTGTTTTACATCATATCTTATCTTATCTGTAGATACAGGAACACAACCGTGATATGTTCTAATATCTATTATTTCATTCAATCTACTTAACCTATATATTTTTATATCTGATTCAAAATAATACATAGGTCTTATAGTATTATAATATGCATCAGTCATTAAACTAATCCAAGTATAATATAAATTTAAAGCTCTATTTAATGTATCAGAATAAAATTCTATACTAAATGTATCATTTAATTTTATTTTACTAACTTTATAAAATGTTGAATTACCTGTGTCAATATCACGACCTTCAATAGAAACATCTGGTAAATCTATAGCTTTCACCATAAATATGTAATTAAAAACATCAACATTTAATTTTGATATATCTTCAATTGAAGATATAATTTGTCTATCAACCTGTAATGACATAGGTATTGATCTTGTATATTTAATTTTTTTAGTATTAAAATACCTTTGATATTCAAACATTTTAGAACGTAATATATTAAAAGTTTCAATAAAACTTACTATAAACTTATTTTCTGGTTCTAAATCGAATGTTTGATTTGAAAATGCTTTTATTACTGAATTAACATCCATTAATTATCTCCATCAGGTGATTCATAATCTTCATCTATAGTTATTTCACCTAATTTATTTGAATCTATTTTTTCAACATTATATAATCCAAATATAATTTCTTTACAAACTACACCTTCAATAAGATCAAAATATATTGCATCAATATATATCTCATAAGTATATCTAAAATATCTACCAACATTAAAATAATCTGAAAAACTACTATTATCTACAGAATCAAAATGTTTTACAGGAACTTCATATAATGGTTGATTTCTTACACCAACTTGAGTTAAATCAAAATATAATTTAGAATTACATTGAAATTTTAAATGATCTGAATTTGATAGATTAACCTCATACATACTACGAGAATAAAAATCTATTTGATATTTTAAACCAACATTTAAAAAATTAATTGCTTGTCCATTACCTAATTTAAAATCTACACTCATTGCTGCTAGAGATCCTGTGGGTGTTTTATTTGCTGGTCCAGTTCTCCAAACAGTATACAATGGAAAAATAACTTGACCAAATTCTTTTTTTGACATTGGAAAAGCTATATCTGATGGAGTAATTAACCATTTGGTATTCTGTACAGAAGTAAAATGTTTTTTTAATTCACCTAATACTGATTGATCATAAAAATCTAAAACGTTTGTTATTAACATATCTTCTCTTATTTAAAAATAATCTATTCTATCAAATGCAAACAGGAACTTTCCAACATAATAATCTATATTATTGTCATAATTTAAATCACCTATTTCTGGAAAATTCTTTACATATATACCTGATATATTTGCAACTTTTGTTGGTATTTTTGTTAACCCACTTGAAACTAACAGTACTTGAGCACTAGTTTTTAATAATTCTAACTTAATATATTCTAATAATCTATTCCAAACATACAACTTTCTATATATTTGATCAAATTCTAATAATATTAGATTAACTTCCCATTCATGTGTAAATTCTGCTAGAGGTGATGGTATCGTGAATCTTTTACCTACACTATTTGTGACCAAAGTTGATTCTCTTTTAAAGCCTGGTAATATTGTATTTCTTGTCAAAAATGATACTTCTAATCCTGACCCTATCATTGGTATGTAAGGCATTGTTATAATGTATTGATTTTTGAATTGGAATTGACCAGCTAATTTTAATGCTGTTGTTAATACTCCGGATGGTGATAAACTTTCTATTGCAGGCATGACTTAGTCCTTGTAATAAATATAAAACTAAGTTATCACCATATGTTATTTAAAATATCATATATTAATGTTACTTGTTTATCTGTGAATTTCCATCTTTTATTAACAGTTTTATCAGCCCATTCTTTTGGTGTATTATTTCTTTCTTCACTCATAGCACACCAATCAGCACACATTTCAGCTATACCTAATTCATCCATTTTTTCAGCATCTATTATTTCACTAGGAATTCCATCTCTATCATCTTTATTAATTATTTCAGAATTTATTTTTGTACTCCATGATTCTGGATGATGTGAATTATTTAAAACATGATGTTCAGAAGCTTTATCCATTTTTTCTTTTAATTCAGTATTTATATAAAATTCTTTACCAATATCTTTACAATGATAATTCCAAGAAACAATAATATAAGGTAATACTTCAGGTTCTAACCATTTATTAGAATCATGTTGATTACCTCTACTTTCAATACCTATAAATTTATTATATTTTAAATATTTATCAGATATTTTTTGACAATATTTTTGTACTAAATTAATATGAGTATTTGTTCTAATAACAAACCAATCTATCATTTCTTTTGTAATTAAAGTGTGATAATTAATATCATTTTTAATTTTTTCATTAATAAATTGTTCTATTTTATTCCAATCAACGTCTAACATACATTTATCATCTATAAGAATATCGTAATATATTTTACGAGTCGGTTTAAATGGTAGACTTGGATAATTTTCATTAACTATATGAAACTTTATTCCATTATTATTTAAAAAATTAATACAATCATTAACATGATTTTCTAAATATCTACATGTCCAAATGATTATATAATATCCTTTTTCATATAACTTATTAATTACTTCTTTAGCACCATCTTTTAAGGTCGCTTTTAAAATATCTGGGAAACTATTATAGGCAATTGTGTCGTCGAAATCAATAGCTATAATATGAGGCCTAATACTTTTTCTTATTTTTTCAATTTCATTCATACTATTTTCTTCTTTAAATAATTTTGTTATCATTTTTTATCCTTAAATATTCATCTAAAGGTATACCTGGAATATCATGTCCATCCCCAATATAATATTGATTGTCTTTCACAAACCAACTATGATGATTTATACAATGTCTATTACTAATCCTACATCTCATTACAGCTTCTTGACCACATAGTGGACATATTTCTAAATCAATTATATTATTAATGATTCTTATAAAAACAATTTTTTAATCATCTTCAATCCTTATTATAAATAGGATACCATCTAGGTTCCAACCATTTAACTTCACCCTTTGAAATGCAACATTTTACAATCCAAAATCCTGAATGACAAACTATTTTTTTGGATCTCATCCAATTTGATTGCCAGGATAAAGCCCCTCCGGAAATAGCATGTATATTTCTATCAATCATATATACTTGCTTATGAGTATGACCACACAATAAAATATTTGGTTTTTCCCCTCCAGGCATAGCTTCAATTAATTTTTGAACTCTATAACTTGTTGCATAACTGCTTGCATCTTCCCCATGAAATAATTCTACTTTAATACCATTGACAATAACTGTTGCATCATCGTGACCAAGAAATTCCCAATTTGGAAAATTCTTAGCTATATCTTTTACTATTAGAGCACCATTTGATTTAATATACCATCTATCATGATTACCATCAATTATGTATAATTTTCTTTTAAAATCTTTAAATAATTCTATAATGTATTCTTTTTGTGCATCAAATCCAATATGAGTTAATTCATATATGTGTCCAGGTCTATGGCTCATTCCTTCCGATAAATCACCAGTGTGAAATACACATTCAACATTTTGTTTTTCACACTCTTCAAAAAATGAAGTTAAATAATGTTTTTTAAAAAACTTGCTACCAGCATGAGTATCAGTTATATATCCAAATGTAAATATTTCTCCATCAAAATTTAAAACAGATGTATTCATTTCTGGAGTTAAAATTGAACCTTTAAGTATACTTTTTAATTCCTCATCTGAAAATTTTTCAGCTAGTTTTGATAATATTTTATTTTTTTCAATATTAATACCTAAATCTGATTTAGCTGAACTAACATATCTTAACACACTTGCAGGTTTTAAATTAAAATCTTGTGCTGTTTTTTCTAAACCAAATTTAACGAAATATTCAGATACATTTTTTATTTTATCTTCACTTACTTTAAAACTACCCATATTTTCTCCTACTTTTATATAAATATAATGTAAAAAATTATTTACAATGTTATTACAATAAAAAAGCCACTTGGTAGTGGCTTATGTTTAAATTGAAAAAGTTAATAAATTGAAAGGGTCTTCATCTATATCATCAAATGAAAATTGCTGATTAACTCTAAGAATTCCTTCTGCTGAATTTTGATCTAATCCTTGTATTTCTGGATATCCTAATGGCATTACTCCAATTAATTTCATTCTTTTTGAAATTACTTTATTATTTAAAGCTTTAAATCCAATTGGAACGTCAACTTTAACAGTATTTATCATACTTCCTGTTGAATAAAGTTTTCTATAATAATTCCATAATATCATTTGATCAAAAAGTTTATGACCCTCTTCAACAAACATTTCTACATTCCATATTGCATCATGCTGTTTACCTGCGGGTAAACTATATTGATCATCTAAAATTCTTACAATAGATTGATTAACTCTAATTTGTGGAACTGATGTCATACGAGCTAATATTTTAAAATTATTTGCTCCAACATATGGTATATATGGAATATCTACAAGCCACATGAAATTGGTTTGCATCATTCCAGTTGCTTTTAATTTATTATATTCGTCCATTGTTTTCTCCCTTAACCTACTAATTCACTAAATAATTGATTACTAGTATATGTTATTCTTAATCTAATTTCTTGTGTTAATCCTGCTGGTACAAAAATAATATTAACAAATACTTGTTGATTATCTTTTGTTATATCATCGTTATCAGAAAAATCAACCTTAAATTTACTTATATCAGTATCAATTGTTCCTTTAAATGATAATAATTGTGTAGCATAACTAACACAAATTGCTTCTATTTGTGAAAATAAAGCATTATCAATTTGTTCAAATACTAAAACTCTTAATGCTTTTGGAATATCAACTAACATTTTTAATACAGTTTGTACAGTATGTTGATATGATGTGAAGGATTCTCTTCGTTGTAAAGTAAACTCACTAAATATTACATTACCAACATCTTCAATATAATGTATAGGATTTAAACCTACTGCATTTAATAAAGGTATGTCCGTTATATCATCATAAACCCTAGATTGTCTGATAGTACTTAGAGATCCTCTATTTTCACCTATACCTGCACCAGGCATAAATGGCTCACCCTCTCCTAAAAATCTAGCACCTTTTTGTCTTGCTGCTAAAGCTGATGCTGGGCACAAATACTCATTTCCGTTATAACTCACATATTGAGTTGGTAAATAACAAGAAACTTTCATATTATCTAAATTTAAAGTGTTATTAACCCAAGTAACGATTGTAGCTGTATCACCATCAATAGCATCTATGAATGCTGTTTTATTTCTTTTATCACAAACTCCAGCAATATCATCAATTAATGTTTTTTCTGTAATTCCTGCACCAACAAAATAATCAAACTTAATATCTGTTGCTTCAAAAGTTTTAATAGCTGTAGAATATTCTGAACTTGTTACTGTTATTCCGTCATCACCTCCAGCACAATATACTATATTAGCTGTAATTGCTGGAATAGTTGTTGAAACAATAGCTGGATTATTAATTGCATATAATACATAACTTTCATTAGTAAATATGGTATCAATAAATATATTTTTACCTCTACCAGTTTTATAAAACTGATTTCTACTTACTTCATGTGTTTTTAATAATTTATCTGTATTGTCAGCTTGTTTTTCATATACTGCTATTTGGAATGTTTTATCTGTAGAATTAGAAGCTACTATTTTAATACCTATATTATTACCCCAAGACTTTTTTGATCTAGCTATAACAGTAAATAGATAATCTGATATCCAAGAATAAGTTATTGTCATATTTTGACTATTATCAACAGGTGTATCAAAAATTATATTCCAAACACCTGTTGATAAATTGACAGAACCTGAAGTAATATGAGTTCCTGTAATAACACCTAAAGCTGATATAGTTGCTGTATATAATTGTGAACCTATTGTATACTTAATATTTGTTACCGAATTAACTGGATATTTTACTAATGTTCCTGAAAAATTAGCAGTTGATCCATCACCCGACCCTAATACTTCATCAGTTATAACTGGATTAAAATTAAAAGAATCTTTTGTAGTAACACCTGTTGAAAAAGCTGTGACTGCTGAAGATGTTACTACGGCTCCAGCATACTTAGATGTGTTAGAAACATTTATTAATTGTATACCTTGTGACTTTTTCAAAACTTCTATTACAGAAATATATGATTGTTTATTTGGGGCATTTTCAATATTACCAAAATATTGATTAAATGTTTTAGAATTTATTAACATAGGTTTATCATCTGGACCTTTTTCAAATTCTCCAACAATACCCATTATTAATGAATTGTTCAATACTAATATATCTGAATTATCTTCTATAGAAGCATAAACTCCTGGATTTATATTTGGCATTATTCTCTCCTTTTATACTATAAATATAAAATTACTAACTTGTTTTCATAAGTTTCATTAAATCTATGAAATCTTTCTCGTAGCGTTTGATATTCTTCGATATGTAATCGCGAACTCTTCTAAATAAAGGTCGACTTGGCATTTTCTCCGTTCCGAACTCCATCCATTTCGCCACCAAAATAATAGGTAATGTTTTCTTTGGTCCACGTTTACCTTTTCTACCCGGCAACTTATAAACTTTATATTCGTCTATACCTACTCTAACTTGTTTACGCTGATCATTATAAGATATTGATATTGAATTTATTAATGTACCGGTGTTCATCCAAATATTTTCAAATCTTCCATCTTTCTTTTTTTGTGCTAAATATTTTGGAGATAAAGGTATCCAAAATTTTTCGTACCCTCTAGTATTTTTCACAACATTAATTAGATATTCTCTATACAATAAAGCTATATACAGTACGAATAATTCAAACATTTCTGGATTTGTTTTTAATGGTAATTTTATACCCGGGTTCCATGTTGGTGATTGATTATTAAATATATTATTTATTTCTTTCCATTTTGAAGTTGATCTAAATTTTTCATCAATTACATTTATGTATATTTCCATATCACCTATTCATAAATATTAATGGAAATTTTTCAATAACAACTATTAAATCACCATCAATTGTTTTACCTAATCTTAATGCTTTAGTTGTTTGTCTAAATATTCTATCAATATATATTGTATTTTCTTTTAAAAATTTAAATCCACGAAATATAAATTCTGTATAAAACTTATCATTTCTATAATATATTTCTTTATTATAATGACTTATTATTGTTATTATTCTATCTATATCTGATCTAATTGATGCTTGAACTATTGAATTAATATCATATAGTTTATAATTTATCATCACCATATTATTTACCTCAATGAATATCTTTTCAATGTTTCTTTATTTAAAATTTTCTCCCAAGGTTTAATGATATTTCTTCCAGTCGTGTCTGTTTCACAGAATGACAATGGTATTAATATGTTTGGATCAAATGAAACTAAAACTTTACCATCATTAGGACTTGTGAAAATTATACCTTTGAATTTATTTAAATGTTGTTTATACGTTCCATAAAAGTAATATGCCCCGGTTGATGTAAAAGGATTATCTTTTAAATCATCGGATAAAAATGATAACTCAGAGTTTACTTCCAACCCTTTATTTTTAAGTTGATCTGTCAATAAATACTTACTTCCATATACAACTTTAGCTTCATCATAATCTAATATTAGAAAATTTGAAACATTAATGGCAAATTTAATTATAATACTTCCATAATTTTTAACCATTTCTGAATTTAATTGACTTTTTAATTCATAACAAGTATAAATACCACTTCTATAAATAGAATTATTATTTAGTTTAAAACCTTGCTTTAAAATACCTTTCACTATATCTTCAGTTTTAGTTCTATGGTAAACAACTGCTTGTCTTCCATATATTTTTTCAATAAATAATTTTTTAATCATTTAATTACCTTTTAATGTTATTTCTTCTCTAACTGGTGATAAAAAGAATACTCTTTTAAAAGTTCGTTTATCTCCATAAGTTCTTTCATCAGTTATTCTATATTGAGTTTTATATTCAACTTCTTGTCCATTTACAAAATCTTTTGTAATTTCTGATATTATATCTTCTCTTTTAAAATTATCTTGATTTTTGAATATACCTATTATAGGTAAATCACCTTCATCATATATACCTAATTTTTTAAAAAACCGTCTTTCAGTTTTATGTAATATTACCCCCTCTGTTCTAAAAGGCTCTTCAACTGAAGGTATTTCATATCCAAATTGTCCTGTTTTTGTCACTCTTATTAATTCTATTGTTGATGAATAAGGTAATACTGCTAATAACATATCAATATTTTCTAATATGTTTTTAGCTATAATATCAAGGGTTTCCATTTATTTAATTTCCTTCAATGTAATTTTATCTAACAATATAACTTTACCATCTTTTTCAACTTTAAAATTACCATTATCATAATCAAAATAAATATAATCATATTTAACGGGAATAACTAATTTAGAATTTTTATCATATATTCCAAATTTATTATTTTTTTTAACTTTAAAATAATCATTATCATAAAAATAAATAAGATCATATTCAACCGGAATAACTAGTTTAAAATTTTTATCTAATAATCCATATTTATTATTTTTTTTAACTATAAAAAAATCATTATCATAAAAATAAATAAGATCATATTCAACGGGAATAACTAGTTTAAAATTTTTATCATATAAACCATATTTATTATTTTTTTGAACTTTAAAATTACCATTATAAATATCCACATCATCATATTCAACCGGAATAACTAATTTAGAATTTTTATCATATATTCCAAATTTATTATTTTTTTTAACTTTAAAATAATCATTATCATAAAAATAAATAAGATCATATTCAACCGGAATAACTAGTTTAAAATTTTTATCTAATAATCCATATTTATTATTTTTTTTAACTATAAAAAAATTATCTTTAGATATTATACTATCATACATTTGTTTTAGTTTTTCTAATGGTGTTAGTATTTTATTTTGAACATTTGATTTGCCTATCACATATCTTTTTAAAGTTTCTTTGTTTAAAACTTTCTCCCAAGGTTTTATAATATTTCTTCCAGTCGTGTCTGTTTCACAGAAAGACAATGGTATTAATATGTTACTATCATAACTCACCAACACAGCGCCATCCCGGCGGCCTGTGAATATTAAACCTTTAAATTTATTTAAAATAACTTTAAAATTACCATAAAATATTAAAGCAACATCTGATGAAAACTTTAAAGTTTCTAATTGTTTTGAATAACTTTCTATTTTTTCATCTGTTATTTTAATATTCTTCTTTTTTAATTGGTCTACTAATGTATAATTTTTTCCATAAAGTTGACGTGATACACTATAATCTAATATTAAAAAGTCTTGTATATAAACTGCAAATTTAACAATGATTGGTCCGTATGTATTAAACATTTCAGAATTAAGCTGAGAATTTAAATCATATGTACAGTATACTCCAGCTCCGTACATTGCACCTGATCCAATTTTGAAACCTTGTTTAATTATACCTTTCACTATATCCTCAGTTTTAGTTCTATGGTAAACAACTGCTTGCATACCATATATTTTCTCAACAATTAATTTTTTAATCATTTAATTATTCCATTAATTATTTTTAAAATAACTTCAGGTATTTTTATTCCAACCTGTTGTAAACCTACTTTTAATAACCATTTATAATAGGCTTTATTAGCTATAAAATACTTTTTAATTATTTTTCCATCATAATTTAGATTAAAAGAACCATCACTATTTACAGACTGTATTTCATCACCAAATGTTTTTTTAATATTAGGTAATAAAAACTTTAACAATAATACTGGAGGAGTTATAAACCCAAATCTTTTAACCATATTTAACAATTCAAAACTCATACCACCCCAAATAGGTTTATTTCCATCTTTTTGTAATAATTCATTAAATCCTTTATATATTTCTCTTATTGGTCCAAATGAAGCATTTAATTTTATTAACCCTGAATTCTGAACTCTTACAGCTACTCCACCTTGTTTGCTTCCATAAAACGTCCAAGTCATAGCTTTAAGGTCAAATTTATTTTTATCCCAAGCTGTTCCTGTAGCTTTTAAATAAGAATTTTTAAATTCATTATATAATTCTTCTTGTTCTAAAAACGATAATTCATAAAATAAAAACTTTTCTTCTTTAAATAATTTTGTTATCATAATTTATCTCCGTTATTCTTTTCAAGCATTCTTTTTTTATAAATAGCTCGTCCTAAACTTAAAACAGAATTTCTAATCATTTTATGTCTATTATTCCCACTCATTAATATAGCTCGTCTATATCTACTTACTGTACCATTAGATAAATATTTCTTAGCATCTTCATAAAGTTTTGTGAATACCCCATTTTTTAAATGTTGAACATCATCATAATCTTTATTTAAATCAACACCATATTCTTTTTCTAACCATTCATGCATATTCTCTAAAGACATATTATCCATAAACTCTTTTTGATAACTCATAAATACCTCAATTTTCTTGGATAGAATTAAATGCCCATTTTTTCCAATTTGGATCATTTGTCATTCTAAACATTAAGAAATCCCTATATAATCTAAAATTTAATTTACCAACTGCTATTTTAATTTCATCCATAAATTCAACAACTTCTTCTTTATATGTCAAAGATATATCAGTATAATAATGACTTATATTTTTTCGTATTTGGTCAATTATATCATCATTGTTTAAATCCAATGAAACAAATAAGCTTCTACTTAATAATGCTTCATCAAATGCGGATTTAGGCATATTTGAAACAATAATTATTTTACCTTCATAATTAAAATTTTGAGGATATCTACCTGAAACAATATCTTTATCCGTTAAATCCATTAAATTTAATCTTCTACTTGGTTTAACATCTAAAGCCATCAACATCATATCTCTAAATTTTTTAAATGGAGTTTTATTAAAAATTTTATTAGTATCATCAAATACTAAAACTTTATTATTATTCTTATATAATATTTTATATAATTCATTTTCTCTTTTAATAGTAACATTTGCCATAGAATAAGTCTTACCGACACCATTTAAAGTTTTTTGTACTATTTCACTTTTACCTAATCCTGTTGATCCTGATATAATTAAACTATTCTTTGCTGCATTCACTAATAATTTAATATATACTTCCACCTGATTATATTGTTCATCAGGTGTTCGTTGTAACATATATTTTTCAACTAATTCTTCTTGCTTAGTTTTCAATCTTTTCTTTGCTGAAGGTCTCATTTCTTTTGTTTTTCTACCTTCAACATCTTCTAATTTTTGATTAAGTATTATTTTACATATTTCATCTAATACTTGTAGTATATTATATCCGGCTAAATCAATTGTTCTATTTGGAATTGTTCTAACACTAAACCAAAAATCAATTGTTATAATATTAGAAGTTGAATCACTTAATAAAATGTTAAATCTTATTCTATTATTACCATCTATAATATTATAACCTATAAATCTACCATAATTATTTTGATAAGGTTCTGTTATAGGTGATAATTTATAATGTTTATTTGTTCTTTTGTTTATTTGATTTACAACTAATTGAATACCTTGTTTAGCATTACTTCCAAATCCGGCTTCCAATACTAACTTCTTAAACATTATTCATTCCTTAATATTGTTGAATTTTCTTTACATCTATACACTTTATAATCACCTGTATATAAATCTCTAAATGCTACAAAAGTAAAACCATTTGCATTTCCGTAATTTTTCCAATAAAAATATCCGTCTCTCTCCATATCATATTTTTGAACAGCTGGATAATAATCAGTTACATCAATTACTTTACATCTATGTCCTTCATCACTTAATAACTCCATACCAGTATGTAAATTACCCATTGTAACTGATTCAAGTATTTTCTTTAATTCTGTTTTTACTTTATTTTCTTTTTTAGATTCAGTTTTAATATCTCCACCCCATCTATCTATTTCAAAATGGTTTTTTAAAAATATAGCAGCATCTCTTTTTCCACCAGCATCTAATAACCTTGAATCATTTGTAATACTTTCAAACTTTCTATTACCTAACCAGTTATCTAAATATTCCTTATATTCTTTCCAATATGCTAATTGAGCTTCTATTTTAAGTGCATAACTATTAGATATATTTTCAAAAAATGCCACCATTTTATTAGCATATACTACTCGTTCTTTTACACCATTAATTAAAGAATTTTCTTTAATAAGTCTTTTTATCATTTATTTTATCTCCTTATTATTTACACTATCTTCGGCTAACCAACTCAAAAATAATTTTATATGAGGCATAGCATTATATTGTTGAACAAACTGTTTTAATTTATTATAAGTTGTTCTAAACATTTTAAAAGATTCTATTGTTGTTTCTAGTTGTTGATCATATAATTTATCTTTTTTAATTTTTTTACCAAAGACATACATATAATCCTCCAACTTTTTATATAATATAAATCTTTTACTTTGCAGTTTTGTTAAAATTAATTTTAACAGGGTTAAAGATTAAACCCTTTATTAACTGGAGTTTTATCAACTCATCGTTAAGTACTTTTGCTTTTCTCATGATATTTATTGCACCATTCACGTCAGCGTTTATCATTTTTCCTACGGAACTTTGATATAATCCTCTATGAACTCTAGTACCTAAATATTCATCATGTTGCTTTATTTCTTCTAATGCTAAAGCATCACATTTAGAAGTAAAACTTTCTTCATGTACTATAAATATAAAATTAGAACCATTACACTTGTTTTCTAATTTTTGTTTTAAAATACTATAAGGTATATTATAAAAATTTCTATTGTTTATTTTACCGATATTACATTTAGTTTTCCAAGTCTCATTATAACCAATTATTATTTTATTAATATTATTTTTAGTACAATATTTTATAATATAATTAACTACTTGGTTAAAATAATTATCTATATACCAATACCTTTTTTGATTTATTCTTTCTAATTTTTTTGACCAATTTTTATTATTTACTTTTTTTAAAATAGATTTATATTCACTTAATTTTTTGTTATAAAATGAATTATAACTTTTCAAAGCTTTACCATTAATAATGAAAGCTTGACCAGTAGAACTGTTAAAGCAAGAACATAAATTATTTATTCCAGTATCAATTGATAAATAATTATTTTGATCTTTTTCCTCCTTTATAATTTTGTTTTCTTCATATTGTAAATAACAATTAAAATATTGTCCATTATTTATAGGTTTAATAATTAATTGTTTAAAATTACCATCAATCTTATATGTGAAAGGTAATTTAATATTACCATGACCTTGTTTAACATTTAATTTTTTATTATATTCTTTACTTGAACATAATTGAATATATCCTTCTTTTATAAAAGAATTTTGGAATGTAAATATTAAATTATTCATAACACCTTTTTTCTTAAAATTAGGTTTGTGAATATTATCTGAATGTTGACCTTTTTTCTTTTTATTTATTAATGCAAAAAATGATCTAAAATTTTTATCTATCATTCTAATAATTTGTTGACTAGTTTGAACAGGTAATAATTTATAATTTTCATTAGTCTTTACTTCTTTTTCTAAATTAACATATCCTAAATATTTATTGGTTTCTTCAAAATATTTTCTACAAATATATAAAGAATAATTGTAAAGATTATTTGAATAATGACAAAAATCTTTTAATTTATTAAAATCTTGTTTATTTAATTTCCTTATTTTAAATTTTAATGTTTTCAACTTTAAACCTTTATATTATTTTTTATATACATTATAAATATAAAATAATAAAAAATTATGTTGTAATATTCAAAAAAATGTGCTATAATTAAAGTATAAGGAGTTAAATATTATGAAAACAACAATTGAACTTTTAGTGGTTAGAAACAAAATAACAAACGAAGTTATTGACGTACAAGGTATTAAAGATATGTACGATGAAGTAAGTGTTGAATATACGAGTGATCTTGTAACTGAACAAGATATATTAAATTGGGGTAATAAAATTTATTCTAATAGTTATGCATGTACATATATTCCAGATTTAATAACTAAATTAAAAACTGATGATTTATTTTATATTCAAGTTGAAGCTAAAGATATTCCAAGTTTAGGTAATATATTAGTTAATATAGAAAAGAAAGAAATTGAACTGTTATAAAAAACTTCAACCAAAAAGCCACTGTTTAAGTGGCTTTTTTCATCTTTCAAACTTTTAAATAAATCCTCTTTTGTTCCATAATTTATCCTTTAATAACTATAATAATTATCAACAATATTTTTTATTTCATTTATTCCTTCAATTATTTTATTAAAAGATGAATCTAATTCTGTTTCTTTTCCATAAAATATATGTCCATAATCTCGTATAAATGATATAAAGTCTTTTATTTCTTCAATTTCATAATCTTTAATTTTGTTTATATCCATATTATTCTTATTATCCTTCAAAAAACTTTTTTGTATAATCTAAAAAATTATTACAATCATTTTTATCAATAATTTTCTTTTCTTGTATATCAAATTCAACTTTATTTTCTTTATAATCTTTTAACATATCTTCTTTAGAATTATAACCTAAAGATAATTCGTTGAATAATTCGTTGATATTTAAACTATTCCATGTTATTATATCTGATACTCTAAATATTTGTTTACATTTGAAACACCAAACTATATTACCGTAGATGTGTGAGCTTGGACTTTTATCGTTATGAAATTGTATATTTGGGCATTTAATATTTCTTTTTAAATTTGAAATATTTAATACTTTATGAATTGGATATAAAACATTTAATATTTTTAATTTTGTTTCCATTTTATTCTTCCTAATTTCCATCCTTCATTTAAATAATGTTCTAATTCTTCTTTTTGAATCATTTTTGATATTTTTTGATTATTTATCCATACTCTATTTTTAGAATGCTTACTTAATTTAATTCTAGTATCTTCACTAAAAACTTTATTTTTCGAGGCTTCACTCATTTTTCTTTTAGATTCTTCTGTATGATGACGTCCATAAAAATGATTATTTACTCCTAAATTTTTACCTTTTTGAGAATCACTCATTTTCTTTCTAACTTCAGGTCTTTTTGCTGGATTATTATCACCTTTCTTATTAAGACTCATTTTTCTTTTAGATTCTTCTGTATGTTTTCTACCTTTAGACGCCTCACCTATTTTCCGTCTAACGTCTTCTGTATGTTTTCTACCTTTATGAGAATCACTCATTTTCTTTTTTGCTTCTTCAGTATGACGTCTTCCAGTATTTAACTCAATTATTTTCTTTCTAACTTCAAGTCTTTTTGCTGGATTATTATCACCTTTACAACATGCTCTACCTTTTATCCATCCATCATTTAAATATATTTTTAAATCTAATTGACTAATAAATAAATTTTTATTATCTTTATTAATCCAAATTCTGTTTTTAAAATGTTTACTTAATTTATTTGATGTTTTTTCTTTATCAAATTCTGTTCTATTAGAATATGTATTTCCACCTGTTCCACCTTTTGTAATATTATAACCATATTTTATTGAATTTAATTTCTGAATCCAATAAATTTCTTTTATATTTAATTCAATTTCAGAACATTCTTCAAGAATATTAAATTGAAAATATTCTTCACCATATTTATTCCAACTTTTTTGTAGATGAAAATTTAAATGTATATTTAATTTTAATAATTTTTTATGTTGTTCAAATCTAATTAAAATATTTTTTGATTTTCCTATATATCTTTTATTACTTTGAATATTTAAAATTTCATATATACCACAAATAGTTTTCATGTAATAATATTGTAAAATAGTATATAAGAATTTATTATTTTAAATTTTGATTTTTAAACCATTTACGCCAAAAAGATTGCTTAATATATCCATATCTTCTACGAATTTCACGTAATAAAAAGCTATTAATTAAACATTCTATTACAAATTCTTTGACTTCTTTATTATTAATATAATCTAATGTTATATGTAAATGCTTACACACCGTACCTTTTTGATCAGGATTTCTTATATCTGGTGATCTATTTTCTTTATCTCTTTTTACTTGATAATCTAATTGGGTTCCAATAAATTTATAACCGAAATATAATGCTGAAGGGCAAGAGCAACTTGTTTGTATATTTTGTTTAACAATCATTTCATTAAAAATATCTTTTAAATCATATACTAATTTCTTTTTATCATTTTCATTTTTCATATCATAATCTTTAAATTTAAAACTATTTCTTAACCATTCATAATCATCTAACTGTATTATATTTAAATAGAACAATTTATTATCTTTAGCTGATCTTATTTTAATATATATCTTAGATCCATCTACTTTATCAATATACCAACTATTACTATTTAAATTTATTTTACCAACTTTATTTTTTAGATCATTAGTATATTTTTTATGTTGTATAAAGTTTGGGTCAACACCGTTTAAAATATCTGTTCTAGTAAATTCTAATACTAATTTTTTAATCATATTTTTTTCTTTAATTTATCAAACAATTTTTCATTATCAACATATTTTTTTAATGAACCTTGTGTTAAAGGTTCTCTATTAATTTTTAATTGTATAAAAGCTTTTCTATATGATTCTAATTCATCATCATTTAATATATTTAAATAACTAAATTGTGAATTAGTTTGTAGTTGATGTCCAACCCATTTTCCTAATTCTGTTACATTATTGTTATTATCAATAAATCCTAGTCTTTTCAATAAATATATTAATTTTTCATTCTTAACATTTGAATTAACATATTGTTTTAATCTTAATATCATTCCATCATTATCTATATCACGTAGATTATAATGATGTAATTGATCTAATATATCTTTTAATTGTTTTCTAAATTCATTTACTTGTGTTATAGAATAATTTAATTTTATTCCATTATTAACATACGTTTGAATCTGTAAATATTCATTTATTAATTCTTTAAATTTATCTTCTGATATATTAGCATTTGCATTAAATAATAATTCGGCTATTGTACTTTTATTTGTTATTGAATATTCCAAATATTTCTTACTTTCTTTTATTTCTTTATCATATCTATAAAAATTATCCCATTCATTTTGATCTATTTTTTTAAAACCATTTTTCTTGTAAAAATCATTAGCTTTACTATTTTTTAAAGTTTTTAATTCTAAAGGATATTTTGATTCATCTATAATTTTTTTTAATATAAAATTACCTATTCCTTGTCCTATATATTCAGTTAATATATACATATGTTCAATATAAGTTATTTTCTTTTTATCATCTATTTTTAAAGAATAAAAACCTATGTTAATATTTCCATCATTAATAAAATATGTTTGATTAAAATCTAAATTATCAAGTAAATTATCTTTTATGATATCAAATTCATATTTATCAATATCTATCAAACTTTCTTTCATTGAATCTGTTCGTATAAATACTAACTCATCTGAGTCACTTTCTTTTGTTTTTTTAATTTTTAAATTATTTAAATCAACTGTTTTCTTTTCAACTATTAACTTTTTAATCATATCTTCATATCCCCTAAAAATTCAGGTTTATATTCTTTTAATTTAATATATTCACCTTTTTCATATCTACATAATAACCACTTGTTTATTGATGGATAACTTGGACCAGTTCCTTTTATTTTACAATGAATTTGATTAGGGTTATCAACTTTCCAACCTTTTGAATCATACTTAGTTCCTCTAAAATTCCAATGATTTGAAATTCTTAAGCTTCCTTCAGGTTTATGACTCCAAGAAATATCATTTGAATTATAAAAAGAAAAGCTATAAGGGCTTCTATTCACAGTTGACCATTTTAATAATTCTTTTCTAACATCTAAAGGCATATACCAATAACCGTCTATAAATTTAAATCCTTGGAAACTTTCAGCACAATTAATAATAGTTTTATTTAGATTTTCTAAATTCATATTCATTAAATTATCTAAACTAAGATTTTTAAATCTTTTTAACCAATCTAAAACCATATTTTTAAGGCTTACTTTTTGTTGATTTGCTAAATCGAAAAAATTTTGAGACCTAGTTTTATATGACCAATCTAATAATAAATCAGATACATATTCTAGAAATTCTTGTTTATTATAATTCTCTAATACTAATTTTTTAATCATATCCAACCTATATAAACTTATGAAATAAAATATCTAATAATCTTTTTTCAGTACTAGATAAAAACTTATTTATTAAACTATTAAACATTACATCAGATTTTAATTGTTTAATACAATTAATTTTTTCATCTCTTGTTTTTAATTGAATAATATTTCCATGTTTATCTCTAAAAGATTTTCCTAATAATAAGGCTTCTAAATAATTTAATATACCTTCTTTATTTATGATATCTTCTATTTGTAAATCAAATATTTTATTATTATCATCACCATATGATATATATGGTGCTTCTGTAAATAATTTTTTAATCATTTAAAACCTCTTTCCGATTCTAGCATATGCTGTTTTTTTAAAAGCAGCTTCCAATTTTTCCATATTTTGTAAACCATCATTTTTTAAATCATCAGCATTACTATTCATATCTAATACTTTCATTTCTGATTGACTGCGTCCTTCACGATAACTAACTAATGCTTCTAAATAATTAGATACAAAATTTTCTTCATTATTATATAATTCCCATTCTGTTGATTCCATAGTTATTTGAGGAATAAAAAATACGACTACTTTATTCACACCTCTATAACTTCCGCCTAAAATTATCCTGTCATCTATTTTAAAATAATCTGTTTGATAATTTTTAGTTCTTCTCATTAACTGTTTATAGAATTCTAAACTTAAAAAATATTCTATAAAATCATCTTGTGATCGTAATATATTAAACTTAATTAATCCTTTTCCTAATATTAAATTATAATTTTCCAAAAACAAATCATAATTATCTGAAGGGATCATGTCACATACCCTATTAACAGTTACACCTTTCATTGCTAAATCATTTAAATTAATAACTGAACTCAGATTTGCAACTGTTTCAAATTCAGCACCTTCTATTCTTGTTGGTGCGTGACTCGTTACATAAAATTCATAGGCTCTGTAATAAAATATATTTTCATTTAATTTTGATAAAGCCGTCCTCACTGCATCATTAAAAGCATTTTCATCTCTAGCCATAATAAGTTTTCTAGGAAAAAACTTATTTACCATTTTTTGTTTAAAATAATCTAATGTATATACTTTTAAAGATTTCATATTACCATCCAGTGTAATATAAATATAAAATAAAAAAGCCACTCAATGAGTGGATATAATAAAATAAAAAATTAGTACATTCTATGAGTGTCTATAAACCTTTCATATGGGATATATTTAATTGTTTTTAAAGAGTTACTACGTTTTAATTTATTATTTTCCCTTAACATGTTAAAAAACAAAAAACCTTTAAAAACCAAAATTATTCCTAAAAAAATAAATAAATCAACCATAATTTACTCCTCACTTTATAAAATAAAAATTGCGGGAGAATGGAATTGAACCATTCACCTAATGCTTATAAGACACCTGCTCGTAACCAACTGGGCTACTCCCGCTTTATATTAACTTAACTTTGAAAGAACATATTTTTTAATTCCTATAATAAAATAACCTAAATTGATAATATAATTATATCTTTCATTTGTAGTTGAAACATTTTGAAAATAAAAACCTACATAAAAATTATATACTCTTATTTTCATTTATTACTCCTTATAATTATAGTATAATATCAATTTAAATTATTAAATGTTATTTTACACTTTCTTTAACATTCCATTTAAAAAATCCATATATATTGATAGCTGAATAAATTAAAAACTGGAAAGCTAATCCATAATTTTGAAAATATATATTAATAGGTATTAAAAATATATTTGTCAATGTCCAAACTAATAGACCCCATTTGTTCTTTTTAACAACCATAAAGTTTCCAACTATAGAAACTATCGCACATATAAATGATATAATATTAATTGCTATTAACAAGTCTTTTCTCCTATTGGATAGATAATCACTTCATTGAACTTGCCTGAAAAATTATAAACTATAACTCTTTTTGGTCTTATTTGTTCTCTGTGATTGTAATCGGACAACTTATCCGATATATTATTAAAATAATTTTCTAAATTTAAACTAGCATTATAATCTCTATCTAATGATAATCCACATTCACAAACATAAATCCTATCGGATAATGTTAAATCTTTATTTATATTACCACATTTCGAACATGTTTTTGAACTTGGAAAATATTTATCAACAACAAATATTTCACTTGAATATTCTTTAGATTTTGATTCTAATTTTTGTCTAAAACCACCCCAATTTGAATAATAAATTGAATGGCTTAATTGTTTATTTTTAATCATTTCTGAAATATTTAAATCTTCAATTACAATAGTTTGATTTTCACTACATAACTTATTAACTAAATTCCATTGGAAATGATTGATTACGTTTGTTTTGTATTCATATAATTTCGCTAAACGTAATCTTATTTTTTCTTTTCTTTTACTTCCTTTTTGTTTTCTACAATGTATTTTACTTATATGTTTAATTCTTTTCTCTATATCATAAAGTTTATCTTTTATACCTTTATAATATTCATTATTTGATGTTACAATAAATTCTTTTAAACCTAAATCTAAACCTATAACACAATTATATTTTCTAAGTTTAACATCTAATTCTTTTTCTACTAAAATAGAAGCATAATATTTATTTGTTTTAGTTTTTTCTACAGTTACAAATTTTATTATACCATTGAAAGAACTTGATAACCCTCTAAATTTTAACCGACCAACTTTTAACATTTTTAAATAATTATCTTTTATTTCTATTGAGTTATATTTAGGATATATACAATTTTGTTCAGTATAAGATAATTTATTTCTTTTCTTAGATTTAAATTTTGGAAATCCAACTTTACCTTTCTTTAAATTTCTAAAAAAATTCATATAAGCTGTATCTAAATGTCTGCTTGTTTCATGTAATGCTCCGAATGATGGTTCACTTAAAAATTCATATTCTTGTTTATATTCTTTCACTGATTTATTTTTTCTTTTAATATTATCATTTTTAAATAACTCATAATTATTCATTCTTTCAGATAACATTATATTATAAATAAATCTAGAGCATCCTATTGTTTTATTTATCAATTCTTCTTGAATTTTATTCGGATACAATCTTACTTTGAATTGTTTATACATTTATCCCTTTAAAAATAAAATACCATCCAACTTTAAATTTAGTAAAACATATTAACATAACTACTCCGTATAAAAATTAACTTGACTTTTTTTTAATTTCATAGCTGAGTTACTTTGTGTTAACTCATCGTATCTTTTATCTCTTAATTCCATTGATTCATTTTCAAATATAATGTTATTATTAACATCTAATATTTGAAATATAATTTTTTTCATTTACAACTCCTATAAAAATTTATATAAAATTCTTCACAATCACAACAATTCATTTCTAAATTACAATCTAACAGACATCTCATTCTTTTATATCCACAATTATCACCTAACTTATAAAAACAATTTCTATCTTTATCACATTTCATACTAGGCTCCTAGTATAAATATATAATTTAAAAATAATTAAAAACTTCTTTCTTTTTATAATCTTTATTAAAATATATATATAATGTTTCTGAACTAGAATTTTTAGATTTACCTCTATTATAATGATGTTTTATATTTTTTCCTAATTTAATTTCTTTTTCAAAAACAAAATTATAATTTATCAAACTTTTTTTTAAATCTTCAGCAAATATATCTCTAATAACAAAAGCAAATATTTTAACCTTATCAGTTATTGAATTTTCTAAGCTTTTATCCCACAATTCCATAAAATTGTTCCAATCTTTATATTCTCCGTTATCATAAACCTCAACATTAAAATATGGAGGACATGTAAAAATACAATCATAATTTAAATTCTTAAAATTGTAATTTTTAGCATCTTCATTTAAAAAAGTTTTTTTAGGTAAACTATGTATATTTCTTTCACAAAATTCATGTACTTTTTTAACTCCATCAAAACTTAAATTCCAAATATCATTATAAATATACTCTGTTTTTAAAAAAGCTAAATATCTATGTCCCCACCCACCAAATATATCTAATACTGATTTAATATCATTTTTGTATTCTGTTAAAAAAGCTTTAGCCCATAATACTGAAAAATAACTATAATACTGAACATACTTATTAAATCTAAAATTAATTAAAATATCATTATCTGTTAATTCATATTCTTCTTTATATTGTAAAAATCTACAATTTTCAATATGTCTACGTCTTTTTATACAATCTAAATAATATTCATTTTCATTTTTAAAAATGTGTTTATTAAAATTGGTTACTATCTTATTATGGCTTGGAGATGAATTATAATTACCTGGATTTTTAATAATTTGATTTAATTCTTTTTTTAATTCATCATCATTATAACATCTAAAGATACCATTACAAACCCTATTTATTTGTGTTTTTAAATCATTATTATCGTTATAATTAAATACTTCTAAATATTTTTTATATATAAAATTACTACGTCTTTCAGGATCTATTATACACCAAGTTCTAATTATATCTATTTCGTTATTTAATATTAATTCATTTAGACAATTAATATGAAAAACATTTTTTTTATTATAAGCATTAAAATTGTGGATATAATCTAATCTGATATCTATTGTTAAATCTATTTCTTTTATATAAATAGTATCATTTTCTATGATAACTTCTTTATAATTATTTTGTATAAACTTTATTATATTATCTTTTTTATTTTGAATATTTATATCATAATCTCTATATCTATTTTTGAAAAAAGAAACATCAAACCCTAAATAACAATGTTTACTACCTTTAAATTTTGAAATAGGTAATTTTACTTCAGTTATATTAAATTCAATATTATCAATTATCATTTCTAATACCTTTTCCTATAATCCAAAATAAATCATCTTTTTTCATGTTTTCTTTTAAGTATGAAATACATTTTGCTTCATAAACTTCATCTAATATTATATCACAAAAAACATTATCTTTTATTTTTGTGTGATAATCAATATCTAAATTAACTAATTCTATTCTTTTGTGATAATCTGAAAAATCCCATAATTCATTTCTAATCCATTTATTTATTCTTTTTGATGGATCAGCACCAACAACTAAACCAATAATTTTACAATTTAAATTATATTTTTTTATTCCTTCATATACACCTAATAAAGACATTCCTGAACCAACAGTTATAAATATTCTTTTGATATTAAGGGGAATATTTTGTACTTGAAATTCATTTTGTTGAATAGCTTGTAAACATTCCATTCCAAAAGGTATATATTTATAACCTGTTCTAATAGCATCATCTTTAGCTTTTTTAATTATATTATTATTAAAACCCATTTTATGTTGAACTATTTCCGCACCATTTTCTTTTGCATATAATAATTCATTTGTTAACATTCCACCAGGACAATGTGCTATAAATGGTAACTTCATATTTTTAGCTATTTCAGATATAATTTGTATTTGAGGACTTTCTCTACTTCCAGCAGTAACAAAACCTACTTTTTCGTTTTCACATAAAACTAAAGCTGATCTAGTTTTTCCACCACAAACATTATTATATTTAAATAAATCATCACGTTTAAAATATAAATCATTATATTTTTCTATTGGAGTTAAATCAAACACAAATAACCACCTTTATAAGTATCTAATATATTATTTAAATTAATAAAACAATTGTTATTAAATATTTCGATATAATTTAAATTGTTTTGTTTAGCTGTTTCACGTTTCTTAACATCTGATTCAGTCCAAACTTTTATTGCATTTGTATAATATTGTTTAGGTTTATTTTTAAAATTTAATTCGTTACTTTTTAATACCATTTCCTTTATTCTATTAATATGTTCAACTTTAAATATATCAAAAGGTTTAAATCCATGTGTCCATGAACCATTATATTCTATGTATAAATCTAAACTTTTAATATAAAAATCACAATTAAATGGATACTGTTCAGAATGATATTGTTTTTCAACATTGTTATTATTAAATAATTCACACAATAAATTATATAAAATAGCTTCAGGTTTTGAAGTATTAAATGTTCCATTTTTCTTTTGAGACTCATATCTTTTTAACATAACAGAAAAAATAAACCCTTTATCTTTCCACAAATTCTTGAATTCTTTTGATTGTGAATAATTTTCAACTCCAATATTTTTTAAATTTGTTCTTTTAATTTGTTCTTTTATTATTGAAGATTTCCAAGGATGAATCACATTATAATGTAATAAACTAGTATTTATTTTCTTTATTTTAATAACATTCGATTGACTTGGATAATCTGTATTATATAATTTTTGACTAGTTTTTATAGCTTCAGGTCTATTATTATAATTTTCATCGCCATATCGTTCTTTTTTGGTATGTTTAGCTAGATTATCATTTACATAATGTTCATCACCATATCGTTCTAATCTTGTTGCATTTCTTTTAATTTTAGTGCTTTCTAAACATCCAGGATTAATAACATTATATTTTTCTAAGCATGTTTCTTTTCTTTTTAAAGGATTATTATAATTTTCGTCACCATAGTTTTCTTTTTTGGTATGTTTAGATATTTCTTGTATTTCTTTACTTTTAAAATTATTATCAACTCCATAAGTTTCTAAACATTTTTTTGCTTTTTTATTTTTAACTTCTTGTAATTGATTAGGATTTTTAACACCATATTTCTTTAAAAAATTACTATCTTTTTGTTTTTGATGACATTCTTTTGAACAACATGTTTCTCTATAACCTGTAACAAAACGAATAAATTTTCTTTTATTATCACAATGAGGACATTTTAAATCTTCAGTATTTAAATATTTATCATAATATTCTTGTGAAGTTGATTCTTTATGATTTCTACTTATATGTTGACTTAAACAAACTTTATCTTTGAATTCTCTATTACAAATTAGGCATTTAATCACTATTTATATCCTTCTTTTATTATATATGTATTTAAAATATTATTATAGTAAAGTTTAAAAACTTAAATATTATTTACAATAATTTGATCAATAAAAAAGCCTACTAAAAATAGTAGGCCATATTTAAAAATTTGATTGATCTATTATGCAATAGTTCCTTTACAATAAAAGTCGGAATTAACAGTTTCTACACCATTATATGTTAATAATCCCCGAGTCATTTCTCCACTTGGATGAATCTGCATTGGTGTTGACATTAAAGGAATAAATACTGCTAATACTGCTCCTGTTGTCATCCAATCTGGACCTTTTGCTCCAATTAAGAATTGACTATCAGCATAACCTTCAGTATTCTGTATTACCTTATACTGTTCGTCTATCACGCCAACCACACGCATTCCGGTTGGTGTTTTGTCTGCATATTTAACAGGACTAAAAATATCACGTGGTAAGGTTCTACAAATCTTACTCATTTTTTTACCAGCAATAATAAAATTAGCTGTAACTTTTTGAGTAGCTGCTTCAATTTCAACAGCACCATCTAATACTTTAATCAAACTGTCTTGTCGTCCAAAAACTTGCGGGTAATATACATTAGTTGCATCTGTAAAAGTAACTGCTGTAGAATTGTTTGCTGTTGCATCTGCGTGAATTTTGTTAGCACATTGAATAGCAATTTCGTTGTTTACACCGTTTAAGGTTTTTTCTAACAATTCTTCATCAAGTTTTTTACCATAATGTTTGTCTAAGATCAAAGCTGAATCAATCATCCAAGTTGTTAACAAATATCGTCTTAAAGCATAAATGTATTTGGTTGTTAATTTAACAGTGATTTGTGGGTTTTGGTTTACATCTTCTCGTGCTGAATCTTGTACATAAGTTGCAAATACTTTTGTAGCACTATCTACAGCTTGTGTGAAAGTAACATCTAATTGACCATCAACATAATTTAAAGTTGAACTTGCAATTCTAGCATGAATGAAATGTCCTGCACCATTATCAGTTACTGAATAAGTTGTTCCACCAATTACGAATGTAATAGTAACATTAGATGCTTTTAAAGGTAACCAATTTAATTTTTTACCTGAAAATGCTAAAGTTGAACCATCTGCATTATAACATTCTTCCAAAGGAATTTTTTCACTTGAATAATCTTCTCCAGTATGTGGTCCACTATTAGCTGACATATATGAAGAACCTTTTACATGTGAACCTTTGTTAGAAGACTTGATGAAATCCATGTAATAAATTTCACCCATTTGTTTATCAATTGATTGAATTGTCATAAATTCTTCAACTGGATTAGATGTTAACATAGAAGTAATTACATCAAAACCATAATGAATAAAAGAATCGAAATCTGCAGGTCTTGTAGCATCTTCTCTAATATATTTTTGGTCAATGAACTTTTGTACATCTTCTTTTCTAAAAGCCATAATACCATCACCGTTTTTGTTATAACCGTTTGTCATAACATCTTCAAACGTTTTAAGAGCCATAACTAAATTATGTTCTTTGTGAATATCCATATCTTTGTTGCTTGATCGTGCCGATTCTAAATACACACTGTATCTTGAACCATAAGTTTTGATATTGTTTTGAAGGGCATTATAAACTTGACCTTCATTATATAAATTAGCCATAATAAAATCTCCGTGCATATGCACTAATGTATGTTAAATATTGAATTTAACAAAATTGTAAAATTAGTCTAACAGACTAGTTAATCTGTTTCATATGTGATTCAATCATTAAATAAAAGTGTTACTTTAATAACTTAATCAGTATTTGTTGTATACAAAAGTGTTGATATACTGGTTTTTTGAAATTTTAAAAATTTTTGTTATCTACCAAAAGTGTTGAATAGAATTTTTAAAGTTTCTATGTATGTTTTTAAACGTATTCTTTACAAAAATTAAAATACCAAAAGTGTTGAATATTTCTTTATAAGTTTCCGTTTTAATAAATATAAAATTAGAAAATTATTTGTCTAGTGGATCAACAATTTTATATTTATATGACCCAATTATAGGTCTAACTTTATTTTCTTTTTTATCTTCTGTTCTTAATTTATTAATTGAAATGTTAATTTTGTTATCATTTACAACTTTTTTTAGGTTTTCAATATCTTCTAAATATTTAGAAATTAAAAGTTCTTTTTCTTTTACTTGTTCTTCAATTAATTTTTTAGTATTTTCAACTTCATTTAATTTACTATTTAATTGTACAATAGTTTTATCTTTAGATTCCATTGTTAACTTATAGTTATTTTGAGTTGATTCAATTTGTTTAATTCTATCACTTAATTTTAAATTTTCAGTTATTAAACTATTTTTTTCTTCTAATACTTTATTTTTTAAAGTTGATTCAGTTTTATTTTTTTCTTCTAATACTGTAATAACTTTCTTTTGTTTTTCAGTTAAATCTTTCAATTGAGTATTTTCAAATCTATCAATGTTAGATTTACTTTCTTTTTCTTTATTCATTTTAATTGTCTCCAATATTAACCTGGTTGCGGACATTTTTGCATTTACTTTTGATTCAAGTTCTAATATCATTTTTTGTTTTCTTTGTTCTGTAAATTCTTTAAATTCAGCATTTATAAAACTTGCATCAACTACTGCATCCCAACCTTTCAAATCAAATCCATCGCCAACTATTTTAGTACATCCGTTTTCATAATAATCTGTTCCTAAACCTCTTAATGAAAAACCTATTACCACACCTGCATTTATTAATGTCCATAAATCTTGACCATTACCATTCTTAGTATTAAATATTTCTAATACACCCCAAACAATATTACCTTCTCTCCAAATTTTAACAACTGCAAATGCTGTTAAAGATCCTGAAGTTGCTGCTTTATCTGGATGATCTAAATGACCTAAAATAAGTTTCTTAGCTAAACGTCTTTGAAAAGATTGATTATTTTCTATAGATTTTTCATACCAAGCATCATCATAATATGTTCCATTTTGTGATTTAGTATTTAGTTCCATTAGAATAGCTTTAATTCTACCTAATATTGCTCCATTACCATTAGTATTTTCTTCTACAATAATTTTAGATTCTGATATATAACTTAATACTTTTCCATATTGTGCTTCTGTTTCATTTAATCTCTGTTCTTTTATATATTGCAAAACATTTTTTTCCATAGAAAAATCTCCAATCGTAATTTATATTATAAATATAAAATTAAAAACTTATTTAATTTCCTTCAATGTAATTTTATCTAACAATATAACTTTACCATCTTTTTCAACTTTAAAATTACCATTATAAAAATCTATATAATCATATTCAACGGGAATAACTAATTTAAAATTTTTATCATATAAACCAAATTTATTATTTAATTCAACTCTAAAATTACCATTATAAAAATCTATAAAATCGTATTTAACCGGAATAACTAATTTAAAATTTTTATCATATAAACCAAATTTATTATTTTTTTGAACTTTAAAATTACCATTATAAAAATCTATAAAATCATATTCAACGGGAATAACTAGTTTAAAATTTTTATCTAATATTCCAAATTTACCATCTTTTTTAACTTTAAAATTACCATTACTATTATAAAAATCTATATAATCATATTCAACAGGAATAACTAATTTAAAATTTTTATCATATAAACCAAATTTACCATCTTTTTTAACTTTAAAATTACCATTACCCATATCAAAATAAATATCATCATACATTTGTTTTAGTTTTTCTAACGGACTTAATATTTTATTCTGAACATTTTTTCTACCTGTCACATATCTTTTCAATGTTTCTTTGTTTAAAATTTTCTCCCAAGGTTTTATAATATTTCTTCCAGTCGTGTCTGTTTCACAGAACGACAATGGTATTAATATGTTTGGATCATAACTCACCAACACAGCGCCATCCCGGCGGCCTGTGAATATTAAACCTTTGAACTTATTTAAAATTATTTTAAAATTTTCATAAAAATTTAAAGCTATATTTGATGTAAATTTTTTAGTTTCTAATTGTTTTGAATAACTTTCTATTTTTTCATCTGTTATTTTAATATTCTTCTTTTTTAATTGATCAACCAAACTATAATTTTTTCCATAAAGTTGACGTGATATTTCATAATCGAAGATTAAAAAATCTTGAATGTAAACTGCAAATTTTATGATTATATTACCATAAGCATGAACCATTTTTTCATTCAACTGACTGTTTAAATCATATGTAGTATAAACTCCAGCTCCGTACGTATCTCCTGTTCCAATTTTAAAACCTGTCTTTAAAATTCCTTTTGCAATATCTTCGGACTTCGTCCGGTGATAAACAACGGCTTGTCTTCCATATATTTTTTCAACAATTAATTTTTTAATCATTTAATTACCTTTTAATGTTATTTTTGTGGTTTTAACTTTAAACTTATAACATGATAATTATTTATTTTATCTTCTAAAACATTTTTAAAATATTTACATCCATTTAAATAGTCACAATAAACTTTATTGTTTAACTCGAAAAATGTTATTTTGTTATCAATGTTAGTGTTCATTATTTGTTTAATATTAAATACATTTTGAGTAAATAACAATTCATCTTGATTTATTTTTCTGTCTTCTGTTTTGACAACATCATATAATGAAAAATTAATATTTCTTGGATCATAATTTAAATTAAAAACCCCGATATCAAAATCGGTAGTTCTTTCAGTTATATCCTTAAAATCTTCAACTCGTAATTTTTTTATTTTATTATTAGCATCTTCAAATATTACTTTATATCTTTTATCAGATTTTTGTAAACTGTCTTTGATATACTTTATATTTTTATCTGCACCAAATTTTGGTATAATACTTAATGTATTAACTGTTTCTAAATGCAATGCTAAATTTAATGGTATATTTTTTTGTCTTATTTCTTCAATTATCAATCTTCTACTTTCTGTTTGATCTTTAACCTCTTCGTCACTATTATCAACAATATCATTATCTGAATTTTGTTTATCTATTTGTTCAGGTTTTTGATTTATCATCATATCTTTAAAAAATTCTTTCCAATTAAAATCATTATTATTTAAAATTCTAGTAGTTAAATAATCTAATAAATAATCTTGTGTACCTTGTTCAACTTGATTGTTTAATAAAAATTCTTTTATATTATTTATCAATTCAACAAACCCGTTTACATTTTCTATAGAATTTTTTAATGCTGATTTAAATTCTTCATCTTCTGCTGTAGAAACTATGTTCATTAATATAGTTACTTCATTATAATCTATTTCTTCACCTAAACTTAATAAGTGATAAAAGGCTACTTCAGAATACATTTTTAATGCTGAAAACTGCAATTTTTTTACCTGTCTAGCATATTGAATTTCTTTTCTTAATAATCCCCCATCACCAATCGTAAAAGACTTATCTGAATCAAGTCCTAACCATTCAAGTGGGGTTTTTAAAGATGCATAAAACTTTTTTGTAAATAAATCAACATCAACTATACCTTTTACTTCAGTATCACCACCAAACTCTTGAACTTCTATGTCCCCTTTATCTTCAACAGGTAACATAATATTTTCACCATATCCAATTTGTCCTGTCATATTTTTCAAAGCATCATCATCTAATGTTAATCGTCTATTTGTTTTTGCTAATAAATCAGAATAAAAATCTATCATATCAACAGCAGCATCTTGTTGCATTCCAAATGTTTTAACTTTAAATATTCTTATTGTTGGTGTTCTATCTAATCTAGCTAATATTAAATTATCTTCTAATAATTTTATTTGTTTCCATATACGTCTTGAATTTTCAAATAGTCCAGTACCATATTTAAATGTATTTTTTATTACAAACTTTTGATTCTGTTTTTGTTGGATGTTTAAGTTATAGAAATTATTCATAATCGTACATCTAGCTAATATGTTTATTTTACCAAATACAACTTCAAAAGGTTCTAATAATTCGTCAGTGTATTTATCAATATATTTTACCAATATTCCATTTAATTCAATTGGTATGTATCTAAATATATCTTCTTCTATTTCTATGTTTTCCACACCACCTGAAAAATCTGGATTCTTATATCTCAATCTTAATATACAATTTCCAAACATACCTAATCTATTTAAATGTTCCCATGAATCTTCATCTATATTTTGATCATCAAATAAATCTTGCACCATTTTATTTTGATTTTTCTTTTTTAAAGACGGCCAAACTCTTTTTCTTGTTATAGGGGAATATTGACAAGCATCATCTACATGTATTTCCAAAGCATTAGATATGATTGGATCTTCCATCATTAGAAGAAAATCATTCATTTTTGAAACTACATTATTATTTGAATTGATATAATTATCATAATAAGAAAATACTGAAGATCTTGATACGGCTAAAGATGCTGCTCGTGTTTTTATTTCACTATAATCTAATTTATTTTTCTTTAGAAATCCATCTATTTTTTTATTAAAAAAACTTTGTATTTTATTAGCCAATTTAAACCTCTTTCATATTTTTTCTAACAAAATAAATATAAAATAATAAATTTTTCTTGTAATTTAATTCAAAATGTACTATAATTATATTATAAGGAGTTAGATAATATGGAAACTTTAAAACAACTTAAATTAAAAGAAATTATAGGTAAAAATTATAAATTAAGATATCGAGATACACCATATTGTATTAGACCTATTTATTATATAATAGATGAAAATGGAAAAGAAATTGGGGACATTGATTTAAGAACATTTAATTCAATTATAAAAAAATACAACATACACAAAATTAATGGATATAATTTTAGTGATTTATTAAATTAAACAAAAAGCCACTTAAAAGTGGCTTTTTTCATCTTTTTATAGTTTTTAAATTTATACGTTTTTATATTGTAATTTTAAAAAACACTACTATAATTAATATATAGGAGTGTTATATGAGATCTTATTATGACGCTAATTTAAAATCGTTTGAGATTTGCTTAAACGAAAAAGAACGTGCTTTATTAAACAAGTTAACAATGTTAGAACATGAAGAAACTAAATTAGTATACAAATTAAAACATACTGATAACAAAGATAAAAGTAAATTATTAAAAACTAGAGAAGATATAAAAAAGTTAAAATGTAGTAATTCTTATACAAACTACATTAAACAGTATAATAATTTACATGATAAAACTATAATATTTAAAGATGATATTGTTATAGTTCCAAAAAGAAAACATTTATAAAACAAAAAGCCACTCATTGAGTGGCTTTTTTTATCTACTTATAATTACTTAATTTTATTTACTAAAATAAACTCATCTCCAAAAATACCAACCTTAAACACATTACCGTTTTTAGCTTTAACAGTTTCTAACCAAGTAGCTTTTTCGTTTTTTAAAGTTTTATCAAAAACTGATTCATTAACTAAATTAATATCTTTTAAATCTGTTTGAATATTTTTAGACCCTAAGTATTTTTTAATAGATTGCTTTAATTTATTATCATTAACTGATTCTTGTTTTGCAGTAAATACAGAATTTTTATTTTGACCAGGTTTTGTTTGAATATTATCCCATGCTTTCATTTTTGCGAATACGTCTGAGGTGTCTTGTTTATCACCATTATTCCTGTTTAAAAAACTTTCTGCAAAATATTTATTTTCTTCAAAAAATAAATTAGTGCTTCTTAATAAACTAACACCACCTTCTTTTTCATTAAAAATTAACTTATAACCTTTAGATTCATAAATTTTATCATTTTTATTTAGTTTTAAATCTTCTCTAAAATTGTTTGTAAATAAATATCGTGATTTAGGAACATTTTTTTGTTCTTTATATTTAGATAATATAACTTTGATTAAATCATCTAAGTCTCGACCTTCTCTAATAACTTCTAATATTTCAGATATTTCTTTTTTATCTTCACCTAAATAAACTATTTCATCTTTATATTCATCAACTTCTTCAGGTGATAATACATCAATATTTTTATATTCTTCAGGTTCAACTATACCTACTTCATCATGTGTAAAAGAATCAAAATCTGCTGGAGTTGTTGAAGTATTCATAGTTGATTGTGGACCCGAGGCATCTTCTGTAAAATCATCTACATCATTATAATCAATAATTTCATCTTGATTATCATCATAACTTATACCAACATCATCATCATTATCTAATTCTGATAATTTTGAACCACATTTTGGACAATATCCAAAAGTATTATCAACTTCAGATCCGCAATTTGTACAATATCTATCATTGTCAACAACATTAATATCAGTCTCATCATTTACACCTGAAAAAGAGTCATATTCTGGTTCAATTTCATATTCATCATCAAGATCTTCTGATTGTAGTTCAGGAGTTGGTTGGTTTTGAATAACTGGATCAATTTTAGGATCACTATCCATTTGAGTTGTTTGCTGATTTTGATCTTTTACAACTGGATCAGTATTTGCTAATTTCTGTTGAATATCATCTATACTATCACCATCAACTAATTCTGATTCTTTTATTTGTCTTAAAGATTCTTTTATTCTATTCACTTTACCTTCCTTTTTAGTATCTGGCGATTCAATATTATTTTTTGCAGGTACTTCAACATTTGGAGGAGTTACAATTGGAATATTTTCACCTTGTTCATCTTCTCTTATTGTTTTAGAACAGTTTGAACAAACATGCTCTTTTTTATCTTTCTCTTCATCGTCATCTTCATCATCATCATCTTCTTCAGCGTCATCTTCTTTAGATTCTTTTTTATCTTTCTTTTCATCATCTTTGTCGTTCTTTTCATCATCATCTTCTTCAGCGTCATCTTCTTTAGATTCTTTTTTATCTTTCTTTTCATCATCTTTGTCGTTCTTTTCATCATCAGCATCTTCTTCGTCATCTTTAATATATCCTTTTTCAAAGGGATATTTACCGTTTTTATCTGTTTTAGCTTCTGATTTTACTTCTGATTTTACTTCTGGTGTTGGAGGAGTCTGTTCTTGCGGTTTCATTGCTTCTGGACTCGTTTTAGCTACATCCATTTGAGTTGTTTGTTGATTTTGGTCTTTTACTTCAGGATCAGTGTTAGCAATTTTTTGTTGAATATCATCTATACCATTACCATCAACAGGTTTTTCTGTTCCTAATTCTGCTTCTTCTGTTATAGGTTCTGTAGTATTAACAATTTGTTCTAAGTTATTTTCTATATAACTGATCACTTCAGTTGGTGATTTACTTAATAAATCTTTAATTTCTTTTTCTACATCTTCTGCAACTTTACCAGGTTTTATAACATAATTGTAAACGGTACCATTCATTTCAATAATTACTATATTATTTTCTTTATTAACTTCTTTCAAATTAATAATTAAATTTGATTCTTGTACTAATACATCAGTATTCTCAGGTATAACAGCACCTTCAAAAATAGAACCTAAATCATCTTTTAATGCTTTTAAAAAGTCAATTAAATTGGTTGAAAATAAGTTTGTAATTTTAAACACATCAGCAGCTTTAGAAGATACATTATTAATTAAAATAAAATCTTCTGATTCTGGGGAATAAGCGTAATCTAATACAATAAAACCTAATTTATCCGGTGTATAACCAGTTACAGATATTGTATATTTTTCTTTACTAACCTCAATCTCAACAAACTGTTTAAATAAATCATTACTTAAAATTTCTCTATTAACTTCTTCTTGTAAGTAAGTTAAAAATGAATTAATAACTTCTTGTTTATATTTCATTTGAGCATTTAAATCATCATTAGTTTGCATTGAAAATCTTTCTAATGAAATAAAATATAAAAACACCATATCAAAAATAAACTTGATTGTTTTGTCAATTGCAAAATTAAACTTATCTAATGAAAAAATTGAATCAGTATATGAAGCTATTAAATTAGCGATTTCATTTAATTCAAAAAACTTATCTGATTGACTATCAATAGTTAATTTTAAAAATTCGCCATCAACAAAAAATCTTACGGAACATGAATGTTCCTCTGTTATAATTTCGTTCTTTAAAAAATCAAACTTAATAGTAAAATCTCCATCATTAACTTCAGTAAATGATATCTTAATAGTATTATCAATACTTACTTTTGAAGTTATAGCTTCAGTTTGTTTACTATAATTTCTTGTAATAGCAGCATCCAATGTTGACAAAATTGTTGACTGATATTCTTTAAACAAATTTCCTATAGTAGTAATTCCCATAAAATCTTCTTTAACATATCTATAATTATTTCTATTTCTAGAAACACTAGATAAAATTTTAGAAGAAATATTATTTCTGTTAATAATCACACTCATTATATATCTCCTTATAACGCGTTTTAAAAATTTATTGTTTTATTAACATAAATATAAAATTAAAACTCAAAAAAAAAGCTACTGTTTAGTAACTTTAAATCTCTATAACTTATTATTTTATAATACATTAATTATCTTTTTTATTTGGTCTTCATTTAAATTCGGGATGCTTCCTAAAGTGTATGTATTAGATTCTGCATAAAAATTAAAGTTTATTTTTCTATCACCTTTTACAATAATGTATGGGTCTAACACATTTTTATTTGCTTGATTACGTCTATCATATTTAATTTCAGATTGTAATCGTTCTCTTAATAGGTTTAAATTATAAGTAACTTCTTTATTTTCTTCAACATTAGTTTCAACTTTTTCTATAACAGGTTTTTTATTTACTATTTCCATAAATATTTCTAATAATTTTAACATTTCTTTTGCTGATTTCTTCTTCTTAATATCATTTTCAAAATATTCAAAATTGTACACCCCTAATTGTGTTTTATAAACCTTTATTTTTTCTGTTTTATATTTTAATTCAACATAAAACTTACCATTATCTTTTAAATATTCATCTAATGTTTTAACATTACATTTTATGTTTTTTGATTCTAATACATCAAAATCTTTTTTAAAATTGTGTATCCAACTATCATTATATTCATTTTCTTTTTCTTTTAATTTAACACTATTTAATAATAATTCTTTTTCTTTTAATTTTACAAAATCTAAATATTCAGTTATTAATGCTTCTTTATCTAATTTCATATTATTTTTTCTAAGAACATGTATATACTTTGAGTCAATAATTTTAAAGTTTACTTTACCATCTCGATAAAGTAACTCTACATCTGTTACTATTCCAGTATCACCAAACTTAACTGCTACAAAAGTTCTAAAAATTGCAGTTTTCCTAAAATTAAAGTCTCCAACTTTAACCAATTTAATTATTTGTTTTGACTCTCTCATCTAAAATCCTCCAATAAAATAAAAATTTAGTAATAAAAATAATTACTATTAAACTTACTATAACACAATTTTTTAATAAGTCAATTAATAATTACATATTTACATAAATTTTACAATATTCTTAGATTTTTCTATTAATTCTCATTCTTTGTAAATAATCATGTATAGATTCAGCTTTCGGATTTGTAAAACTATTAACATCAGTATGTAATAATTTACTTTCTTTCTTTAATATACTATCTTTAGTAAATTTATTTTTACCTTCATTATACCTTTGAGCTATTGTTTTTAATAATGGATTAATCTCAACATCATTTATACCTTCTTTAATAAATATAGTATAAACTAACCCACATATAGCATCTGATATATCTTTACCCCAACCACCATCTTTAGGTTGCTTATTTTTTTGTTTAGGAGGATGGTCAACTTTTTTATTAGCCATATCATGTATCAAATTAAATAATTCAAACTCAAACCTAGCATAATGATAAAATTCTAATTGCCCTTTAATAATTTTTTCTTTCAAAAATAAATAAGGTTTATCGGTTCTATCAACAGATAATAAATAACTATCCATATGTCTTTTTTCAAAGTATTGTATAAAATAATCACTAGCATATTGATCAAATGTTATATTTTTTATTTTATAACCCCGTTTATTCTTTAAAAACATAATAAAATCTTTTATTTTATCAAAATCTATTTTGAAAGGATATTTTGGTGGATGTACTATTAATTGAAAATCAATAATAACTTTATTAATTTTTTTATCATAATGCCCCATAGCTATACCTGTACTATCACCAGTTTTAGATAAATCCATACGTACATAATAATTTATTCCAGGTATCCCTCTAACACCATTATCTATTAAATTTTCTTGTTTATTTAATTTTTTATCTTCTATAATATTATCCGGATCACCTTTTAACCAATATCTAATTAAATCATTTTCTTTTGTTTCTGTTGATAATTCTATCTCTTCTTTAGAAAATGGATGTTTTAAACTTGGATTAACACATGAATAAAACATAGATGCTTCTGTAAAAAACTTTAATTCATTTTGTACAGCAACACCGTCAACTTCTTTTAATGTGTTATAAACATCTGTTTTATATTGAGTATAAAAATCTATTGGTGGATTAACGAATAAATCTTTATATAACTCAGGTACTTTGATATTAGTTATATCTTCATAATCTATATATTGATCTATATCTTCAACACCTAAAAATTCTAATATAGCTTTATATCTATCTTTATTATCTAAATCTAATAAAAATGGTTCGTAATCTTTTAATCCTTTAAATACTGTTATTTTTTGATCTGAAAAGTCTTTTGGTTTTAAACTATATTTTTTAACATATTTTACTAATGCTTTTGGATTGTTTTTATTTTTTTCAACTTCTGTTTCTGTAAATGATGTAATAGTGTCAGCTGAAGATGCAATCATAGAAACACCATATTCAACTTTATCATGCATAAAACGTGATTTACGTCTGTTAGTTGATTCACGATATATTTCTTGAGCACCTTGAAATTTTGCTATATCACCACCACGTTGGAATGACGCTTCATCTAATATTACACTATACAAATTAGAACCACGAAAATGTGATACTTGTGATCCTGTATGAACTTGTATTCTACCATTATCAAACTCTAATACTGAATCCTTATCTTTATTTCTAGGATAACACTCATTAAAATAAGGTATTAAATCTATCATCTCACGTAAATCTTTAAATCCTGTTATTTCTGAAACTTTTATTGAAGGAGTTAAAAAGAAAAATATTATTGGTGATGTTTTAGCTAAACCAAATTTTAACATCGGGTTATTATAACAACTTAATTCATATATCAATCGTATAAAAAATGATAAACATTCACGAGTTTTACCACCACCCAATGAACCATATGCTATAAAAATATTTTTTATTGGGGGTGTAAAGAACTCAATCATTGTTTCCTTCCAATAAGGCCATATATCCTTGCAAAGTGGTCCAGTATAATATTCAGAATTTATCCAAGTTTCTATTGGTTCTATTGGTCGTAATAATTTTAATTCTTGTGAATCTTCAGATAATGATTTTTGTAAATCTAAAAGTGCATTTCTATTACTGAAAGAGTATTTGTTTAACGGTAATCCCATTTTTATTTTTCTTTATATTATTTATAATTTATTATCAGCATCATCTAAAACATCCAACAAATCTGATGTATCATGTTTTAATAACATTGTTATAACTTTAGATATTACTTTCTTTTGATCTCCATTTAACACCATTAAATTTCTCATAGTATTTGTTGATGCTGGATCTAAATCAAACTTACTACTAATAAATTTCCTAACCATATCTAAATCATCATTTAATGATTTTTTTGCTTTATCATATAGTATAGCTTGAACATCTAATGATCTTTTATCAAATTTTTCTTTATCAAATAATTCTTGTTCTGCGTGTTGAACAAAATCTAATAAATGTTCTATACGTTGTTTCATTATATCAAAATCTATTGGTGCTGGCACGCCTTTAAAATCCATAATTTCCACCTCAAAATAAATATAAAATAATAAAAATAATTATATTTTCTTGTACTAATCAAAAAAATGTACTATAATTAAAGTATAAGGAGTTAAATATTATGAGTAACTTACAAAAAAAACATTTAGACTTACAAAAACAACTTGATTTAAATTATGGAAAAGGAAATATTAAAGTTGGTAGAATTATATATGAAAAACAATTAACTTTAAAATTTAAAAATGGATATGATTTATCATATGATAAATTTCCAAAAATAGAAAAAATTTTACACAATTGTGAAATTTATATAAATAAGGAGTTATTATGAAACTTTATAAATTAAATTACAATAATTTTAAAATAACAAAAATTGAAATTATTGAAAGGAAAAATGATTTTGTTTGGTTTATTAATAAAAATGGTAATAAACAATATAATTCTATAGCTGATGATAATCATATGTTTCATGATACTGAAGATAAAGCTATAGAACATTTAAAAAGAATAATATTGCAAGAAATTAAACAATTAAAAACAGCATATAAAGAATTTGAAAATACTGATAATGAAGAACATAAAAATTATTTACTTAAAAATATTAAAAAATTTGAACGTAAATTAAATAAAATATAAATAATACAAAAATTATTTGATTACAAAATAAAACAAAAAAACCACTGTTTAAGTGGTTTTTTTGTTCCTCAAAAGTAATTATGTATTTTTTTCTTAACATCTTTTTCCAAAATAATTTTCATTTTATTATATAATGAAAATACTTGATCGGTAGTAATCTTATATTCTTTACTTTTCTTTTTAATTATTTCGGAAAATATATATTCATAATTATATACAATATGATTTTTATTATCAACTATAGTATTATATTCTTTAATTTTAATTTCTAAAGTATTTAAACCTTCCAATATTTCTTGATAAATTTTAATCATTAAATCAATGTTATTTAAATTTTCTACTTTAGGAAATGTTATAGTTTTTCCAGATAAACTGTTTAATATAAAATATAAATCATCTTGAAAGTATTTTTTTAATATTTGTAAAACATCTATTTCAATTTTATATTCTATAGATATACATTTTAAATATAATTCCTCATTTTCTTTTTTAGGTATATTACTTAAAATTCCAGTCATTTCATTCTCCAATAATTAATCGACGTTTATACAGTTCCCAGGAAATTAATCTTAATTCATTAATATCAACAAGTTTTTTAGATTTTCTATTTGATTCATGATATAATATATAAAACACATCATCTAAATTAATAGATAAAGTATATTCCTTAATAATTTCATATATTTCATTTTTAACATAATCGTATTCATCTTTCATATCGTAATTATAATTAATATTATAATTATATGAATTATTTGTATCGGCATCAGCAAAACAATTCAATACATCTAAATGAGTTCGAGTTCTATTATATTTATTAAAAAACTTAGTTAATTCACCACGTATTTGAGTAAAAATATAATTATTAAATTTATTTTGTTTTTCACTTTTTAAAGGATTGTAATGACCTTCAGTTAATTGTTTATAAATTCTAACTAAACATCTATCTTGTATCTCATTATATTCTTCAGAACTTTGTTTAAATCCTTTAAAAAATTTCCTAGTAATAAATCCAGTAAACTTTTTTATTTCAATATTAAACTTTTCATAATTACCAGTTGTCCAATAATCTTCCAATTTTGAGTTATGTTTTTTCATTTGAATGTTTGACCTTTCATAGATATAAACTTTTTTAAGATATTCATCACTGATATAAAATCATCTATTGTAGTAACGTAATTTTTATATTTCATATACAATTCGAAAAGCTGTATAATATTTAAAAAACTTTCATCAATATTTCTATTAATTATCTTAGTAAATAACTTATTTAAATCTTTTATTAATATGTTTACTGGAAATATTTTTATATCATTTATAGTTTTATTATCAGTAAACATATATTCATATATTATTTTTTGTGTATTACATATAATATTTTTAAATTCATCTTTCATTATCATATAAACATTTAATAATTTAATAGCGTCTCTTAAATGTCCTTCACACTTTTCAATTATTAAATTAACAGATCTTTCATCTATAAAAATTTGTTCAATTTCAGTTATTTGATTAATTCTTTTTCTTACATCATCACTCGAAATAAATAAAAAATTTAATTCAATGCATCGTGATATGATAGTTGGTATTAACCGTGAACTGTCTGTTGTTAGAAAAAAGAAATACAAATTTTTATCTTTCAAATAATCAGAATTTTTATTTTCCAAAGTCTTTAAAAATAATGATTGAGATGATTTAGAAGCTTCTTGTATTTCATCAAATATTATTACTCTAAAATCTTGAGAAAATATGAAAATATTATCTATTACAGATTTAATATTTTTCATATCTTCTTTATTACCTATTACAGAAGCATCAAAATCATACTTAAAAGTATTCTTTACTTTTTTTAATTCATTATAAAATATATTAGCTGTTGAGGTTTTTCCTGTACCATATCCTCCATTTAAAATATAATTATGAGGATATTTTAAAGGTTCTTTAATTATTTTTTTAAAATAAGAAACAATATGATCTTGGCCTACCAATTCATCCCAAGTATTAGGATTATATTTATCTAACAATTCATAATCATTCATTTTTTAATCCTTCAAGATTAATAATTGTTTCTAATTCTCGTATAAAAGAATTTTTCAAATAATCGTTGTCAACTTCCCAATAACTACCAAAATCTTTATAATTTAATACATTACAATGATATTTTTTAAAAATCTTAAATTTTTTAAATGTATCTAATTGTAATCCAGCATCATCATTATCAGGTATAAATATTATTCTATTTGTTATTGTTAATAAAAATTCAAATAATAATTTAGTAGGTTGACTTGTTAAATAAGCTAATGTATATTTATAAAATAATTTAATAAATAATGCATCTTTACTACCTTCACATAATATTATAGGTGTATTATACTTAAAATCTTTAAAGTCATATAACCCAAATATTTGAGGGTATTTTTCATTTAATTTCACATTACAAAAATCTTTTATATTTTTAGATCTTAATTGAAATCCTATAATAGAATCATCAGGTAGTTCTAAAGGTATAACATAAACCTCTTTATATTTAAGTAAGAAGTCTTTTATATTTTTTTTCTTATCTTTATCAAAATAATCAATTTCAAATATTTTATCATAGTTTGAGGAGATATCAAAATACTTTAAAGTGTTACCCGTTTTTAGTAAAAAAGCTTTACAATAAGCATCATCAAAATATTTAGTACTCAAACTATGATAAAAATTAATCATTTATTTTTCCATTACTGCTAAAATATCATCCATTTTAATTACAACAAATTCTTCATCGTCAACAATTAAAGGTTGGCCGGCATATTTATCATATACAATAATGTCACCTTCTTTTAGATCACATTCACCAATTATTTGTTTACCAATTCTTAAAACAATGGCTGTATCAGTTTTTTGTTGCTGTTGTTTAGGTATAATAATACCTCCAGAAGTCTTTTCACTTTCAACTTGAATTTTAATTAACAGTCTGTCACCTAACGGTCTAATTTTCATTTATATTCTCCTTATATAATTTAAAATATTTCTACAACTTGTATTTTATTTTCGTTAATACTACTTTTTCTTATTTTAACTCTTTTTTCAATTAAAAGATGTATTAGATCAATAAGATATTCTTGAGTTTGAAACAAAAAATTAGAATTTTTATTCATATATTCTCTAATTATTTTAAAATCATCATAACTAATATCTGAATCTAACCCTGTTGAAACTTTAAATTGAATAGTAATGTCACAATCAATAATATCAAACATGATTTCTCCTCTAAATAATTTCAGCTTTTAGAACACCATATGAATGGTATTTTTCAATATTTTCTATATGTTTATATTCATTAACTTTATCCAATAAAAAATCAGCTAACAATTTTAAAGATTGAGAGTCTGTTGGTATTTTGATTAAATTTGTTAATTGTCCAAAATGTTCAACTTTAATATTTAATTCAGGTATATTTTTATAATCAAATTGTTCATTAGATATATCTTCAATTGAAATATTTATCCCTCCATTATTAATGTTGAAATTAACTACATTCCCCATAATTTTACCCTATCTCTGTCAATATTTCTACATCGTTAATATTAAAATAAATAAAATCATTATTTTTTATTTTTAATAATTTAAAACTAATTTCATCATCTTTAATATTTTTAATCGCGTAGCTTAAAATTTTAAATAAAATCTTTGTACTAATTACAAATTTTTTATCATTTTCCTTAAAATTAAATTCTCCTAAGAATTTTCTATATTGATAATTAACCATTTTAGAATTTACAGTGATAGAATTCTCTGAAAAATTTAATATGGAATCTTCATCAAAAGAATTAATTGCATTAACAAAATTAAAAAATTCTAACTTCAAAGTAACTTCATTTATAATCTTCAAATCTTCAAAATATTGTTTTAAATAAGAAACTGCATTCTTATCATATTTATAAATTTTTGTTTCTAAATAAAAATCATCAGAATCAATTATTAAGTTTTCATTATTACTTGTATAATTAACTCTTTTACCTAAATTCTTTAACAATATAACACTAATCATTCTTAAAGAAAACATATCAGTTATCATAAATGATAACAATGAATTCTTCTTAATATATATAGTTGAATAATCTGGAAAAATAAAATATAATTGACCTTCATCGTAAAAATATGAATTAACTGTTTCAGCTTTCAATTTTAAAATTGAAAATAAATCCTTAATCTCTTTTTCAATTTCTGTATCAACTACAAAAGAATTATCAGTTTCTTCCATATCAAGATAAAAAACTTGGTCTATTTTGTCTTGTGGTAAATTAATTTTCATTAAACTAAACTTACCATCATCAAAATAAATTATATCATCTTCTAATTTCAAATCTTCATAATTTAAAACATTTTCAACTATATTAGATAATTCAGATATTAAATAAACTGAATCTATTTCAATATCTTTCTCAATATCTACATTTTGTATAATTCTTAAATCAGTTTCATTATTAACAATAAAGTATAACTTACCACCACCTGAAGAATAAACTCTAACAAAACGTGACATTTCACTTACAAATACTTTTGATAAAGTTGAAAAGATATTAAGAATTTTTAATATCTTATTAAACTTTAAAGTTTTTAAAATCACCTAAAACTCCTTCTAATATATTAATTTAGATTTCTTCGGAATTACAACATTTGGATTATTACATTTATCAACTTCTTCCAAATAAACTTCCTTAATAATTTTTAGATTTTCTCCATCTATATTATCAATTTCAAATAATACCTTCAATTTTTCTAATGTTAATGTTTTTGGACAAGAATTAAAAGGCGTATTTAAAGGAACAATAACTTTTTCCATTGCTATACCTTGTTGAGTCATTCTAGTTTGTAATGTTAGATGCATTATATCTTCTAATCTATTTAGTTCTGAATTTAATTTACCTATTATAGTTGAACCATTTTCAAGTGCATAAATTTTTATATTTTCCATTTTTTCTCCTCACATAATAATGTAAAAACTTTTATAAATTATTATTATATTAAAATAGAACTACCATTATGTCTTTCAACAACAATCTTATTTTGACAATATTCTTCAATATCTTTATGAGATACAACAAATATTTTTTTATCTTTAAAAAACTTAATTAACACTTCAAACAATCTAGATAAATTTACTTGATCAACACCTTTATCCATAAGCTCATCAATCCATAAAAAATTTGATCTGATTCCCATATTATAAAACAATATATTGATTGTAAATAATAAACAACTTTCTATTTTCGTTTTAGCACCATTTGAAAAAGCATTAAAATCAACATCAGAATTATTACAATCTATAAAACTAAAATCATTTTCTGTTATCACTAACTCAACATTTCTATCAAATAATACTTTTAAAAAAGCATTAAATATATTATTCATTTTTTCGAAGAATTGGTTGATGAAGAATTTTTCGAAATTGAATACTCTTTTAGATGTTAAAATATTATATAACAATTCATATTTTTTAAATTGATCTTCAACTTCTTTTAATTTAATATTTATGTCTTTAAAGTTTAATTCTTTCTTGGTTTTTTTAATGTCTAAACATAAATTATTATAATCTTTATTTAAATTATCTTCTTTTTGTTTTTCATATTTTAATTCAACATTTAAATCATCAAAAAGTTTTTTTGTTTTTTTAGCATTATCTAATTCTATCATTAAATTATCTAAATTATTAATTTCATCTTGTGTAAATTCGTTTAATATATTTTTACTTAATACATCATTTATTTTTTCCAATGTTACAAAATAATCATTTTTAGTGATGGAATATTCCCTAAACACGGATATTATTTTTTCATAATCTTCTTTGTTATAGGGTTTTAGATTATTTTTAATTTCTTCTATTTTAGTTTCTTTTTCAAATAACTTTTTTTGTTCACTATCTAAATCTAAATTTAATTTAGTAATTTGCTTAGTTAAATTATCATAATTAGTTTTATTAACATTATAATCATTTTTTGTTTTAATTAATTCTTCAATGTTTTCTAATGTAATATTATCATAATTAAACGGGTTTAACAAATATTCTTTAAACTGTTTTAATGTTAAATTTTGTTCATCAAAATAATATAATATATCTTCGTTTATTTCATTAATTGGTAAATAAATATTAGTATTATAATCATTATATTCTTCTAAATATTTATTATGTTCAGATTTTTTATCAACACCTTGTTTTTTAATATCTAACAATTCTTCAGTTAATTTTTCTTGTGTTTTAATATCATAAATCTCAAAATCACAATTAGGACATTTAATAGCATTTTCTTTTAATTCTTTTAAATCATTTTCTTTATTAATATACTTTTCTTTTAAACTATTTAATTCTTCCTTAGATTTATTGACTTTAGATTCTTTTAATTTTAAATCATTTAATATACATTCAATGTCAAATATCTTATTATAGTCTTTATATGTTTTTGTAATATGTTCAAAATGACCAGCTTTAATTAAATTATCTTTTATTTTATTTAAATCTAAATTTAAATATTCACAATTACCAATATTTATTTTTTCTAATTCTAATTTTAAACTACTTAATTCTTCTTCAATTTTTTTAATTCTATTCTTACTTTCTAGTTTATTAATATTATAATAATTTAATATTTCATTAGATTTATAAAATTCATCATGTGAATCCATAATATTTTGAACTTCATAATTATTTTTTAAATCTATTATTTTATTCCAAAAGTGTATTGAAAATTTAGATAATATTTTATTAATATAAATTAAATCATTTTCTTGTTCTAATAAAGTTTTATTCCAAGTTAATTTGTTAATTTTATCTTGTATTTCATTTACTTTAAGTTTACTTTTTTCTAAGTATAGTCTGTTATAAGTATTCCAATAAAATGTAGATTTATCTTTTCTTTTGTCTTTAATAACGTTTTTCTTATTTTGTATATTATTAAATTCAATTTCTTTCAATTTAACATCTTCATCAATCAACTTAATAAACGAACTAACTGTTTCTATAATTGGAAATATATTTCTAAACATTTTGAATTTTTCTGAATTTTTAGAACTAAAAAAATATCTTGCCATTCCAGTGTCTGAAACTAAAATATAAGGTATTGCATTTTGTATATTATATTTTTCATAAAACATCTTCATAACATTGGTGGGAGTTTCATTTTCCCATTGTCTTTCATTATTAATTGTTATTTCTAATTCACTTACATTTTTATTATATTTTTTCTTTATTAAAATTGAATCATCATTTATTTTTAACTGTAATGAAACCCAACCTTTTTTCTCATTATATGTTAAAACATTCTTATCATTAGATGTTCCTAATACATATTCCAACATATTTCTAATATTAGATTTACCTGATTCATTAGATGATGGTAAATTCATATTATTTAATTCATCATAATTATTACCAACAATAGAAGTTATTTCATTATATTTAGTAAAATTTAGATTTAAACTTCTAAATAACTTAAAATTTTCAGCTTGTAATTCTATTAATTCAATTGGGTAAACATGAAATAAATCTTTTATAAATGTACCTTTTTCTTCATATATCTTTTTAAATAAATCACAAACTTCTTCTTTATTTTCTATTTGTATTTTAAATTTTTCTTCATATATTTTTAAATATTCTTCAAATATAGTATTAAGATTTAAATTATTATTTTTAGATATTTCTATTAGAATATTATTTATAACAGTTTTATCGATAAAAGGGACAAATCTTATAATTATAGAATCTTTATTATACCAAGGTGTTTGTTTTATTTGTTCCATAACATCATGTGGATTTTGATATCCACACAATAAAATATTTAAAATGGTATGTTTTTCTATTGTAATATTGTCAATATCTTTAGCAAAATATTGTTTAATATCTATAACCGTATCAAAATTAATAAATTCATATTGTAAGGTATCTGTATCAAATATTAATAATCTTTTATTTGAATTTTCATCTATTTTACATTGTCTTATTGCACCAAGATTGATGTATTTATCTGATTGGTCGAAATCGTGTTGGTGGCCGTTCACGCAAAGATTCATAACAGAATATTCCGGATATGGATTTGTAACAACCAAATCCGAATGTGAAAATAACATATTGAAGCCATCATCTTTCACATTAAATTGCTTAATATTTTTTTTAAAATAGTTATAAAAATGTAACCTGAGTTTATTATTGATATCAACATATTCATATTCTTTAATAATTTTTATATTTGAAACAAAATTCTTTATTGGAATTGACCAGCAACGATTTTGACTAAAATCATGGTTTCCTAATATAATATAAACTGTATTTTTTACAGTACTTAGATAATCATAAAAAATATTATATTGAACAGATATATTAAAAGTATCAAATATATCACCTAAGAAAACCACCGTATCATCTTTAGCAATATTATCTTTTAAAAAATTTATAATTGGAACATCTATAATATTATTACCTGTTAAGTGTAAATCTCCAAAAACTTTTAATTTCATCTTTAACCCTCTATAATTAATTCATTAGCATATGGTAGTAATTTAATTGCTTCACAAATACAACCCCAATCTTCTTTTAATTTATGATTTTTTCGTTGTAAATAAATTGTTTTAAGTTGTAAATAATTAGTATCTATTGTCATCCATTTTTCAAATCCTAATGGACAATTTGAAACTACTTTCATAAAATTATAGTATGAAGGATCAACATTATAAATATCTATATATTCATTAACTATTACCATTATTCTTTCATCTACATATTTATTACAATTATCTACAGTTATTCTCATTTTAATTAGTCTATGCATTTTTGACATGGAAGAAACTATATCAAACCAATGATATCTTTGCATTTCAGGTGATAAATACTCCGGATATTTAATATCAAATTGAACTCTAATACCTTTTAAAAAGTTATTATGACCGGTTCCAGGTTTATTCTTTGCTAAAGTAAAAGCTCTTTTCATATCTAATTCTGAAGGAATATCAGATTTTGATATTTCATCATAATTAACAACCATAGGTAACCCACTTTTAATTATTGAGTTTTCGAAAAATGCTATTTTCATATTTTGTATTTCTGTCATTTTATCACCTCGTGTATAATATTTAAAAAATAATAGATATAATTATTACAAAGTGAATAAAAAAGCCTACTATTTCTAGTAGGCTTTATATTTTCTTATTTGTTTAATAATCGATTGATTGTAAATGTTTTTCCTTCTCAATAAACTTTTTCGTAACTCTTTCACGTTTAATAATCTTAAACAAAGAAATAATTTGTTCATCGGTTAAGTTTAATTCTAGATTTTCTTGTCTAAACATTTCAACTCGGTTTTTTAAAGTCTCATTTAAATTTTCCATTGTTAAATCAATCATTGTAAACTCCTTATATATTATTAATTATAGTTTATAATTAATAAAACTACAAATTAATATTTATTATTTACAATTATTTTACAAGGTTATTGTTTCATTAGTAATTCTTAACAAGAATTACCTTTGTTGAGTGATATATAAGTCTTTGGTTGTGAAACCAACTAAATCAAACTTTGATTACTAATACAACTTATTTAAATCCACCATATCCACCTTTTGAACAATTCCAAATGACTGCTGGAGCGTTTGATCCTTTTTTCATACAAATTGTCTCACAATCAACACACTTCCAATTAACCATACCTTTAGCCTCCATCAAGGAAACTTCAATATCTTTTTTACATTTTTTACAATAAAAAATTACAACTTCATCCATTTCATATACCTCACAAATGATATTTTAAATAAAACCCTACAGCTATCCCACTTGTTTCACCAACAACAATAGACCAACCAATACAATTTGTTATTATTAATATATTATTAACTATTTTATAAAACTTAATATCTTTTTCTAACTTAGTATTCAAATTATCTGATAGAACATATTTTTCTTTCCATAATGATACCTCTTTATCTTTTTCGATTATCAAATTATTTTGAGATTCAATTATCTTTTTTAAAATTAGTATTTCTTCATTTTCTTTTAGCAATGTTTCAACTTTTTTAGCTTTAACACTATCTAATAAAATACCATCAAAAGGAGCTTTATCCCCTTTTTGTAAAACAACAGCTTTTCCGTCAGTAGTATTATCAGCAGTAATAAACGTAAAAGACAACATTAGCATAAATATTATATAAATTATTTTATTCATCTACCCTCCAAATATTTTTTTAATCTATGTCCTAACCAAAACAAAGTTAAATTGATAGGAAATCCAAAAATTGTACCAATTAAATTTATTATAATAGATTTAATAATTGAATAATATAAGGTTTTTCCGATTAATAAAAATCCTACTGTTCCAAGTATACAATATATTAAAAAATATATCACAGTACCTATTATTAGAACTTTTTTATTATGATTTATATAATTTAATATTTTATAAATCATTTAATTTATTAGCTATATCATTTAAATCAACTTGATTGTTTTTTATATTTTCAACTTCTTGTTCTTTATCAGAAAGTTGTTTCTTTTGTTCGTCTATTTGATCAGATAATAGTTTTTGATTTTGTTTTGATTCTTTTATCTTTTTATCTAAAGCTTCTTGTTTTTCTTTATTTTCTTTTATTAATTCATCAGTGCTTTTGGACTTACCTAACATTTTAAATATTGCAACGATACCAGTAACAATATTTATTAATACATTTGAAAAAACTAAAGATAATATTAAAGCTATTACAGCAACCACAATTATAATGGTCAGTTTTGGGTGTTCTTTAATCCATTTTATCATTTTTTATATCCATCAGGAATTTTTGTTTATTTTTTCGTCTTAAAGATCTTTTAATTTGGATCATTAAGTCTTTATTAGGTTTATCAAAATCATAATGGTATTTATAATTTAAATATTCTTTTTTATTCACTTAATTTACCTTTCAAAACTTTTTCTTTTTTAATTTCATCAATCAATTTAATATTTTTATCAATTTCATTTTCTAAAAGTATATTTTCTAATTCTGAATGTCTCATTAAATGTTTAGCTTTGTTCATTATAGTTTTAAAAATTGTCACATAAAATACTTTTGAGGCTGAAAAAGTAATAAAAAACAAACTTAAACCATAATAAAATAAATACAAAATTGATATCTGAGTTCCAAATACAATCATAGATGCAATTGATAAAATAACTATTGAGAATATATTCACTATCCAACTAAGAACATTATTCAATTTCTTTTTGGATAAAGAATTCCAACTTATTTTAAATGCTTCCGTGAAAAATACTGTAATAATAGCATTTGTTAACCCAATAACTAACATTTGGAAAAAACTATTCAAAAATTCCTTTGATAAATTTGTTAAAATTGTTTCAATCATAAATACCTCTTTTAACAAATATAAAATCAAAGATTATTTGTTAAAAATTTTTTTGAAATTTGTTTTTAGATTTTCCATAAAAGAATCTACAAATATAAACCCTAAAATAATAATAGCTATAACTAGTATAATAAAATTTTGTATGTTAGTTTTCATTTATTTTTTAAAACCTCCAATCCAAATATATGTAAATGTATAGTGTTAGTTTTATTAGTTTTTTCATATTCAATAAAACTTTTATTAGATTGACAACAAAAAAATAACATAATAATAAATATTAGCATTAACTTCATATAACTTCCTTAAAAAATATAATTTAGTATTTTTTTAGCATTTGTTTCATTTAATTCTTTAGCTATCAACCTAAATGTGTCAAAAGTTAACTCGTCATCATTAGTTTCATCTCTATGAGATATATATAATAGATAAGCTACCATCAAAGTATTTAAATATATTCTAAATCTTTCACCATATTTATCAATCCAATTTAACGATTCCAATACAGCTTCACGAGATTCTAATTTAAAACCGTGACGTCTTAAATGATCTTCAATTTCTTCAGACTGTAAAATATTACCAAAAGAACTTAATTGAAAATTTTCAAACTCTTCTATATATGTAATCAATCGAGTCATGTAAGTGAAAGATTTATGGTCTTGTTCAAGTATACAAAATTTTAATTTCTTATCTGACATAATATTCCTCTTATTATAAGTATAGTAGGTTTTTAAAAATTTACAATAGTAAACTAGAAATAAGTTTCCTTTTTAGGTAAAAAATCATTTACCTTCTTATGAATTCTTTCATTTAAGAAAGTTTATTAGAAATTAATTCTAATTGGTTGATTCACACAACCTCTATTGATTATTGATTTCACAATCAAATTATCAACTACTTTTCTCATGATATTTATTGCGCCATTTACATCAGCATTTATCATTTTTCCTACAGAACTTTGATATAATCCTCTATGAACTCTAGTACCTAAATATTTATCATGATGTTTCAATTCCTCTAATGCTAAAGCATCACATTTAGAAGTAAAACGTTCTTCATTAATTAAAACAAATATTCCAACTTCTTCAGCTTTATATTCAATTTGTTTAATTAATTTTAAATAAGGTATACTAACAAATTTTTGATTATTAACTTTACCAATATTACAATTTTGTTTCCAACCTTCATTATAACCAATTATTATTGTTTGTATTTTATTTTTTAAACAATAATTAATTATAAATCTACTTGTTTTGTGAAAATAATCATTTATTTTATTATTTCTTTTAAAATTTAATTTTCTAATTCTATTTGAAATACCTTTATCACCTATGAAACTCATAAATTTTGCTTTTGTCTTATTATAATATTGATTGATACTTTTTACAATTTTACCATTTACTAACAAAGGATTTAAATCCTGGTTAGTTATACATGCAGCTAAATTATTAATACCTAAATCAATACTTAAATATTTTGAGATATCTAATTCTTTTTCCTCCTTTTCTTTTACATAAACAACTTCTAACACATAACAATTTGATTGTGGAATAATTCGAACTTGATTCAATTGGTCATTTTTAATATTTGTTTTTACTTTAATTATTCCACATTTTTTGTTAAAATAAATAAATCCATCTTTTATTTTACAACCCTGATTTGTGAAAATTATTATATTTCTACCTTTTAATTTATCTTTAAATTTTGGTATTTGAGGTTTACCTTTTAAACCTTTTGTTTTGATTAATTTCCAAAATGATTTCCAATTTTTAAACAAAACTTTAATTATCTGTTGACTAGTTTTTGATGGTAATGATCTATAATCTATTTGATCATCTTTTGCTAATTGTGATACTAATTCATATTCATTTAACCAAACTCTTTCTTTTTTATCTTTTTTCATATTTTCAAAATAATTTTGTCTCAATAAATAATTAACATAATTATATAGATTTTTTGATAAAAAACAAAGATTATCTATTTGTTTAAAATTTTCATTATATTTTGTTAATATATGTCTTTCTGTTCGTTGCAACTGTTTATTTTCCTTTTATATAATTAAGAATAGTTAGTTTTAGAAATATAATTCTTTTTTTGGTAAAAAATCATTTACCTTCTTATACATTGAAGCCATGTTTCTAGATTTCAAATAATTATCAATTAAAACTTTATCAACCACAGGTTTAGAATTTTTATAAGCTTCTAATATATTATCTTGAACTTCTTGTGGAATTGTTTCTTTTGATAAAACAATTAATTTTTTATTTCGTTCGTAATTCTCTAAAACTTCCTTAGGTTGACCATTTAACCATTTAACAATACCTAAATTAATTATACTCTTTATAGTTTTATCACTAAAAGGTTTATTAGTCATTTTATTAATTTTCATATAATCACTTTTAATTTTTTCAAATTTTTCCGGATATTTTTTTTTAAAATCCAGTATCTTTTGATCTAATTCTGTTAACATATATTATACTCCTTAAAATTTTTAATCAAATCTAAACATAATGAAGTTAAACTTTCTTTAGTTTTATCACGATCTTCCCAAATTATAAACAATTCTTTTATATAATCTATTTTTAATATATTAGAATTCTTTATATCATCATGATCCCAAATTTCAGAATAGAACTTTTTTAAAACAGTATTATAATTATATTCTTTATAGAATCTAGGATTTCCGTGCCAAAAATCACCATTAAATTCTATAACTATTCCTTTATAATAAAAATCTACATAATATTTTCCTATCTTCTTTTCACCATTATGATTATAATAATATACATTTTCTTTATCAGGTATATATGTTAATAACTCATCAAAAAATTTTATAGCTATATTAGATTGCCTTTTAACTTTTCTTTTAGGATATAATGAACGTTTAAATAAGAAAGTCTCATATCTTTGACATCCTAAATCATAACCGTATTTAAATATCCAATATTTCTTTAATCCATATTTTTTATGTATTTTATAATAATCAGATTTTTTAATACTTAAAACAAGTTTATTTTTTGTTTCTTGTAAATTTATATTATTTTTATTAATAAATTTATCAGAGGTCCAAATTCTTTCTAATACTTTATTTTGAGCTTGTTCATATGTTAAACCTTTAGAAATCCAATATTGTTTAGAATAAGAATTATATTTTAAAGATAATTGGGTTGATTCAATTTCATCATATCCTCTTTTTAACCAATACCTTTTACTACCTTTAGAAATCCAAATATCATTTTTAGAATTTATTTTAGCTCTTTCACTTTGGGATTTTTTAAGGTTTAACCATTTAATTGTCCCTAATTCATAACCATATTTTATTTGAAACCAATCTAAAGATACTCCAGCTTTAGATTGAAAATTTTGATATTCTAAAAATAATTTGATTCCTAAATCTTCACCATATTGAAATATATAGGTTTCTTTTTTAGATGTAACATATTTGTTACTTAATTTATAATTTAAGTAATTAGGTAATCTACATATTGATTCATTATTAATGTTATTATATTTAATATTATTTTTCAAATATAATAACATCATATTAACTTGTGAAATATGATTTAAATAAATTTCTAATAATTGTTTATCATAACCACACAAATATGATTTTAATTTATTGAAGTAAATATTTACTTCAAAAATAGAATTAAATATAATATAATCATTCAAATTAATAGAATTTATTTTAATTTTATGAGTACCTAAAACATGTCGTTTTATACTAAACACCTTATTAAAATAACGATCACAAATTTTACATTTCATTTAAAAACTCTTTAAATTCTGTATTATTAGAAATATAATTAATAAACTTATCTGTAAAATATATATCACGCATAACTGATGGTACATTATCACCAACATCACCCGAAATAATTAATGAATGAATATAATCTTGTATAGAATTATATTCTTCTTTTTTCACTATAAAAGGTATTTTATCAGCAATAAATTCTTCATTAGATAAATCGTACAATAAAACTTTCTTCTGTGATAATAACTGAATAAAATCCTTATCATTTGAAACTAACACATACAAATCTTCAGGTTTTTTAAATAATGTTAGTACAGCTAAAACATCATCAGCTTCAGCACCAAATACTCTTATGGTTTTATAAGGAAAAAAAGCTTCTAATTCTTTTATAAAAGAATTACATTCATCAAACAATCCATCCAAACTTTCTTTTGAATGATCCCTATTAGCTTTATAATATTTAAAATAATCTTTTCTCCAACTTTTAGAATCTAAAGCTAATATTACTTCATGAGCTTGAAAATCTCGTATTAATTTTTGGATGTTATTTAATATCAAATATCTCCAAAAATCCCAATCAACTTGCATATTTTGTGCTCGTTTTATAAAATATGTCTTAAACATTATCTGACTAAAATCAATTATTACTTTTACCATTTATTTTTCCTTTAATATAATATTTAAAATTAATATGGTTCAAATATTACTTTATTTTGAATATTATTATCTTTTTTAACAATTTGTGAAATTAAACTCTTATCTAAATCTTTATCTGAAATTATTTTTTTATAGTTATCTAAAATTTCATTATCAACTAACAAATCTATATTATTATTTATCTTATTTGATAAAAATATTATTTTTGTATGTGTATATAATAATCTTTGTATAAAAGAACATAAAACAGGTTTAAAATAATCAACCTGTTTGTCAGTTAAACTTTCATTTTTAAAATCTTTCAATATAATATAATCAACATCATCAAAATCATTTATGGATAATTTATCTTCTTTTTTCAATAAATTATCCATAAAATCTTTTATTTCATAATGTTCAAAAATTCTTAACGATCCTGTAGGTATTATATTGATAACTTTTTTCAATTCATCAGTAGATTTTGATTCATACTTGATTTTTGTTATTATAGATAATAAAAATAATTGTAACATTCTTTTTTCATTAAATTTTTTATTTATAAAGTAATATTTATTATTAGAAAAATTTAATTTAAATTTATTCAAAAATTCTAAACAATGATAATTTACAGTTTCATGATTTTTGAAAAAGAATTCAAAAAATTCTTCATCCATAACTTCAGAACCATAAGCAGTTATAAAATTATTTTTAGTTGATTCTTTATATTTTTCATCAAATAAAATATTACACATTGTATTTTCCTTTAAAAAAACTCTAAATCATTCACATCATAAACTTCTTTATGATTTTGTTGTTCTAATTTTTCTTTAATACTATCTTCTCTAAATTGTTTTATCCATATAGGTACATAATATTTATAATACTCTTCAGTATATTCTTTATATTTTTCAATAGTATTAAAATTTGACACACTATGTTCTTTGAAAAAAATACCAACGAAATCTTTTTCTTCGTTATAATATTTTTCAAAATCAATTACAGAATAAATATTGTAGTTATTTCTTTCTTTTTTAGAAATATTTACATAAAAATATAATATATATTTTACTATATTTTTATGTAAATTAAATTTTTTAGAAAGTATATTAATTGGAACATATTCTAAACTATTCAAATATTTTTCTTTCATTTCTTGTGCTTGTATTAATGTTACTTTTTCAATTCCAGAATTTAAAAAAACTTCATCTAATAATTCGATAGGATATTTATAAATATCATTAATCTTGTTTAATTGAATTTTCCTTTCTTTAACAGAGTTCCAAATTTGGCTAATAATATCTTTTTTAATTGAATTATATTGTTCATAATTATAATTATGGTTTTTAACATATTCATATAATGTTAATTCAATTTTTTCATCCATTTTTAGTTCCTAATATTCTTTCATATTTTTTTATTTTGTTATCTTTTAAAATCTGTCTATCACATTTGTAATAACAATATTTTTCTAATATATCTTGATAATTATTAGTTTTAAAGGTGAAAACTATTTTACCACATCTTTTTATATTCCAAAATAAATAATGAATTACTTTATCTTTAGTATAAAGTAAATTTATAGCTTGAGACAAATTAATTGTATAATAACCTTTTTTAATATTCTCAAATTCTTGATCATAAACAATTTTATTTTTAAAAGAATTCCAATAATGACATATATTTGAATCCTTAGAATAATCAACAATAATATTTGATATTTTGATATTATTGTTATTTATATAAGTATAAAGACAATTATTACTAAGTTCTCTAACATCTTTTTTAGGATTATCTAAATAATTATGAACTATATCATTTGATACTTTTATCTGTTTTTTATAAAAAATAAATTTTAACTGTTTTAACCAATCACCAAAATTTTCAGGTATTTTTTTCATACTTTGAATTTGTAATATAATATCCTGCTCATTTTCAAATATATATTTTGATGAATCAAAATAAAATTTTTCTAAAAACTTAGAATAAATTTTAAATCTAAAAGTTTTTAGATTTTTTTCTAAAGAAGTCATAAAATCACTATAAGTCCATTTATTTTCAATTAATATATTATTTACAACTTCATTTCCAGGAATTTTCTTTTCTCTAACAATTTTTTCTATATTCCAAATAAGAAATAATCTTAATGATTTAGCTTTATTTTTATTTTCAATAATTAATGATTTCCAATATTCTTTCATAGTAATTAAATAATTTAAAACAATTTTCAATTTTTTATTAAATAAAAATGTTATTTTTATACAGGAAAAATGTTATTTTTATACAGGAAAATGTTATTTTTATACAGGAAAATGAGTAATTTATGTTATTTTTATACAGGAAAATGTTATTTTTATACGGGAAAATGTTATTTTTATACGGGAAATATTTTTTTTATAGTAGTTAATTTGTTTAATGATAAGGAATTAAAAATTTAAAAAATTTCATATTATTAAATATTAACTTAATATTAACTTAAGTTAACTTAATATAAACAAAAAGTGGATAATATTATAATAATTGATTTAAAATAAGGTAGGATATAAACATGTTTAAAAGAAAATTTAATTTCTTATTAAATTGTTTTATAAATATAAAACAAGAATTCATTAGTTTATAAAGTTTTAATTTTTATATGTTGCTAAAGGTAGGATGATATTTCCGATATAAATTTGATAACAATATTCATTGAATCTTTCTATGTCTTTTATATCTTCGTCAAAAGTAGTTACTTCTGTATTTTTTAAATATGTTTGTTTTTTGTCTGTTTTAATTTCATCAAAAAATGAGGTATTAATCTTTTTCATATTCACTCCATTAGACGTTCAAATTCGTTGTTTATTTAAATAAAAGTTTAACACTACAATTTTATACTATAGTGTTAAACTTTTAAAAAATATACTGATAGATGTGTTAGTTTTAACACTTAAAATCAATCTTTTAAGTACTTCACTTTTAACTCTGTATAAGTGTTCATTATTATAAGTATTCTATTCAATTTTAAATTTGTTAATTCCATAACTTTGTAAACGTCAAACATATTAGTTATACCTGATTTACGAACTTCTTCATATTTTAAAAATTCTTCTTTAGTTATCATAAATTACTCCTAAAAGTATATTAACATAATTATTTCATAAATTCAACAAAAAGGTATCATTTAAACTACCTTTTTAAAAATATAACGAAAGATGTTAAATTATACTAAAAGTATCAACATGAAAAAATTTCCTTATTAAAACACACTATTTTGATATAGTTTTGCGTATGTTTTTTATGTTTGGGTTACCTGTACAATTAATGTTACCTTTTAGTTCCGGATTATGTCCAAATCTATAATTATATAATGAGCAATCTCCATTTTCACAAAGTTTTGGATTTTGATTGTTACAACAAAAAACTTTACAATATTGTTTAATTCTTTTTAAAGGTGACAATTTTTCCTTTAAAAAACAACCAACACAAATATCTTCTTCTTTCTTTTCAGGTTGACAATCTTTACAACGAATTTTAATAGCTTTTGATGGTGTCATCACTTAACTCCTGTACTTCCAAAACCGTTTGTTCCACGTTCTGTCGTATTTAATAAGTTTTTTAATTCTAAATTAGTTGATATAATATTTGCAAAAACTAACTGTGCAATTCTATCACCTATTTCAATAGTATATGGTTCATCACTGTGATTTATAAGTATTACTTTTATTTCACCCCTGTAATCACTATCAATTGTTCCTGGAGAATTTAAAACTGTTATTCCATGTTTAGCAGCTAACCCGCTTCTAGGCCTTACTTGTGCTTCAAATCCGGGTTCTAATTCTAAAGAAATACCTGTATCAAAGCTATAAAATCTTCCAGGTAATAATTTTTTACCCACAGTTGAATATATATCATATCCACTAGATCCATCAGTAGCTTTTGTTGGTAATTTTGCTTTCTCATCTAATAATTTAACATTAATATTCATTTTTTCTCCTAATTATTTTTATTAAAAATTTTATAAAACATTCAATCCAAGCTTCAACAAATCGTATAATTAAAACAATACTAAATTTTACCATTAAAAATTTGTTAAAGTATTCCTTTAATATGTATGAAAAATCATACATATTAAATCTCATTAATAAATTGAACGGAATTCCATTCTAAATCTTCTAATATATTTGGTAACCATTTTATAACTTTTGAATGATATTCTAAAGATATATTATATTTCATGTTTCTTTCCATCCAGGTATCAAAATCCATAGGATTTAATTCTAAAGATGAAGTATCTTCTGTACCTTCATTAGCTAAATCTAGACCAATTAACTTTTTCATATGTTCTCCTTATTTTATATTTATTTTTGTGAGTATTTAATTTTTCCTTAAACTTTGTATTTTAACAAGTAATCATTATTAATTACTACTTTCCAACCCAATACAGTAGCTACTTCTATTTTATCAGTATTTTCTATTGGTTGAATATCTAATATTCTTTGTATACTAGCTAAAGATCTCATTTTCATCTCCTTAATTATTAATTTCATTAAATTCATATTCTTTTAAAGGTTTACCATCAACAATAGTATTTAATGATTCTTCTATTTGTTTATTGAATTCATCTAATTCCAATTTACATTCTTCACTACAAGAATGCTCTTCATTTTCATGAATAAACCAACCAAAACTAGTTATTCTTTTGTCTGCTGCTTGTTCTGATTTATCATTCAATAAATATATTTTTTTACTTTTTCCACAATATTCACATTGAACTTCAAATCCATAATCTGTTTTAAACTTCATTATTTACTCCTTAAATTTCAGTTAACACATTAATAGTATTCCAGCTATTATTTTGTAATATTTTATTATAATATTTTGTTGTATGGATTAGTATCTGATTAATATCATTTGTTAATATACTATCCGCTTTTTTGTTATTACAAACTTCACATAATGTTTGTCTATTATTTATTCCATCTGAACCACATTTGCTTTTTGGATAAATATGATCTGACGTCATAAGTATTTCTTTACCATTCTTTTTACCATATAAACTCAAATGGTAAACTTCATCACTTATTCTTTTTTCTAACGCAAAATATTCTGCTTTTAATTTACATATTTTACAAGTTGTTCCAGATTTTTTGAAAGTTAATAATGTTACACTTGAAACATTAACTTCAATATTATTTAATTTAACTTTTTTAGATTTTCTATTGTTACCAGGACCACGTATTAATGGTAAAATATCATACACATTGAAAGTTTTGACTCGATCAACTTTCATAATATCTCCTTGAATTTTATAGAATCTTTTATTTTAATTCATTAAACTTTTTATTATATAAGTTAAGTATAGTAGTGATTTAAAATATTCCAATAGGAGAATTGAAAATATTACTTAATTTTTACAAATTTTAGTCATAAAAAAAGCTACTCATTGAGTAGCTTTATAAGTTAGAAAGGATTAGTTTTAATTAATATATATTCATAATTATCTCCTTAATGTTAATATTTCATCAGAATCCAGTATGTTTTGTTTCCAGTTTGTTTCTTTTTCAATAACAACTAATTTTTTATCTAATATAACACATTTTTTGAATGTGATTTCCTTATTTGTTTTTAAACATACTTTTTTAAATTTTGTCGGTTCAAACCACATGTTTAATATTATAGCTAATATTATTACTAATGCTATTAATAATTTCATAATTATTTTCCTTCAATTTTCATATTTTTACTATCT